CTCACCTCCCCTCACCTCCCCTCACCTCCCCTCACCTCCAAACTGAGACCCCAATCACATCCCCCAAACTTACCTCCCCGTATATCACCTCCCCCTCACCTCACCCCACCGACTTACCTCACCCCCCACCCCGTCGACTTACCTTCCCATATCCTTACCTCACCTCCCCACCATCCCAACGATTACCTCACCTCCCCACTTACCTCCCCTCCTCGTATGACCTCATACCCTCCCCGTATACCGACCTCCCCGTCTCCTGACCTCCTCCCACCCTCCCCGACGCCTTCCTTTCGAAAGGAGCATTCCGATCTCCTCAGCTCGACCCGACCCACCGAGCCGGGTACGTATCCGACCCCACCCCCTCGTCCTACCCCTCGTCCTAACCCTCGCCCACCTCGCACCTACCTCAGATACTTACCTCCCCGTAGACTTTCCCTACCCCTTGTCAGCAGACTTCCTAAATCCCCCCAACTGACACAATGTATGACGTCATCCAAGTGACACCGGTCACATGCATACTCACATACACTTTAGGGTCACGTCATGTATGCAGCATACACGTTTTTCCCAGTAATAGCCCCAAATGTATGCTGCATACACTTCAAATTAGCCTATCCCCCTCCCGTAGGGAGGGGGATAGGCATATAGATATAGGGGGGCCAGGTGGCGCCGGTCACAGCTGACAACTGTTACCTGAGCGTGATCACTACCTCTTGCGCCTCGCCTCCCCGGTCGGGACACTTGAGACATGAGCACCGACGACCCCCGCACCGCCCCCCAGCCCGCCCAGCCCGCCTACGGCCGCGTAGAGGCCCCCGCAGGCCCTCAGGCGGCCCAGAACCCGCTCCCCGCCCGATCACACGTCCGGTACACCCTCGAGCCCGTCCAGGGCCCTTACAGCGCCTCTGAGCGGGTCCTGGACCCGGTAGGCGACGGGCAGCCCTACCGGATCGTGTCCGAGGAGGTCATGTGGCCGACTGTGCCCGCCGTCCTCGCCGTGGTCGAGGAGCCGGACCCCCGCCGCCCTGGAGTCGTCAACCGGCGCCAGGTCCCCGCCGTGCGCGGCCGCCAGGACCCGCTGGCTGCGCCCTCGGCCCCCTCGCCGCTTCACAGCTGCGTCTACACCTCGACCGACGGTCGCACGCTGCACCCGGCCGACCAGGCCCCTGACAGCCCGTCCCGGGTGCTCGACTGGGAGGAGGCCGCCATCGTCCCCCTCGCCCTGCTCGAGCAGCTGCGCCGCACCGTCATTGGCGACGGGCAGGTCCCCGTGGCCGACGTGATGCGAGCCTGCCGCGACCTGCTCGAGGAGGCCGACGCACTGCGCGCCCCCTCGGTCACTGACGGCATTGCCTCCGGCCCGACCCTGTAACCAGCCCACCTCACACCTCACACCTTGAAGGAACAACCATGAGCAACCGCTACAGCCTCTCCCAGACCGACAGCCCCCGCCCCACCTACCGAGTCATTGACCACGCCCAGGATGGCGAAGTGGCCCGGTATCCCTCCACCCTCCCCAGCGGCGCCCCGCACCCGTGGGCCGGGCAGCCGGTCAGCGTGGTCCCCGGGGAGAGGCGCCCTCGGACCTGGTCCGAGGTGGGCGGGAAGACCGTCGCCGTCATCGAGCGCGTCCCTGACTGGGCGTCCGTCCCTAGGAGCCTCCTCCTGCGCGAGGACCTCCGAGGCCTCCACGGCATCCCCGTCGACCTCCTCGCCCATGGCGGGCTGTCCGTGCGCCCCTGGTACGTGTCCCCGGTCTCGTGGGACGACGTGCCCTGGGAGCGACGTCCGGCCTCCCTCCCGGACATCCACCCTCACCAGCAGCGCCGGTGGCAGGACCGCTACACGACCGCGACGGCTCGCAGCACGTCCCCGCGGCGCCTGCTCGACGTGCTGAACCGACGCACCGCCCGTGAGGCCGCGTAAGCCTCTCTGAGCGCCTAAAAGGCCCCCACCCTACCCACGGTAGCGGCGGGGGCCTTTTAGGCCGTCTACGGGCCTCTGAAGGCCTCTGAGAGGCATCCCGGGGCCTGTAGAGGCCTCCCTAGGGCCTCTGAGCCCTAGAACGCGCCTGAGGGGCCCCGTAAGGGCCCCTCAGGTAGGCGATTGGCTCTCAGGCCGTGACGGCGGTCACATCAGGTCCCCGCCACTGAGGGCGCGATCCCGGTAGGCATCGTCGAGCTCCTCGCGGCGGTTCACGCGGCGGAACATCTCGTCGAAGTCCTGGGCCAGCGAGCGGCCGCTGAGCCAGGCGCTGGCGGCCCGCACCTCGATCAGGGGCGCGGTCCAGGGGTCGAGGTCGAAGGCCCGCTGGTCGGTCATCTCGATCGCCAGGGCGGCCTCGTAGACGCCCTTGCGGCTTTCTGTCTGGTTGATTGTGTTCTGGCTCACTTTAGCCCCTCCCTGCTGGTTGGTGGGGTCTTGGTCGGCTGGGCGGTTGCGATTGCGTTCATGGCTTCACTGTATGCACGCATACACCCCCGTAGCAAGCCGCTACGGGGGTGTATGTGGGTGGCGTGGGTCACTAGGGGCGGTCCATACCGAGCAGGCCGCTCTCCTGGAGCACCTCTCGGGCCCTTTCGGGGGTCCGCCCGTCCACGTGCAGACCTCCCCCCTCGAGGCGCTCGACGGTCAGCATGAGGTAGGGGCCAGCAACGCCGGAGACGTACTGAACCAGCCTGCTCCCCTGCTTCACCACCCGCACGCCCCCGGCGGTCAGGGCCTGACGGGCGGCAATAAGCTCAGGGTGTAGCTCAGACATTCTTACCAGCCTCCAGCGCCTCGATCGCCCGGTCAAGGTACTGGCGGGCCTTGCGCAGGTCCTCCAGACGCTTCCCCGCGCCGCCCTTGCGGCCCTGCCTCAGAAGGTACTTTCCGCAGTTCCACAGGTGGGGGTTCGATGGGAAGGCGGCGTCCAGGACGTCCCAGGCCTCGACGTTTCCAGCGTCCGACAGGCCGAGGGCAGCCAGAGAGGTGCCAAGCCAGGTGTAGTGACTGGGGGAGTGGACAGCCTCCACCTCATCGAGAGAGTAGGTCAGGCCACCATCGTGGGCCTCCTCAGCCTCGAGAGCCAGGTCTGCTACCGCGACATGCGCTCCACTCATCGGACCTCACCGTCCCACTGGTCACGGCGACTACGGTGGGATTCGTCCCCGTACATACGGCGGAGACGAGCCTCGCAGGCGGCGATGGGGAGGGCGATGGCCAGGGCGGCCACGATCAGGGCGATAGTGATCACTCCGTATGGACTCATGTTCTGTTCTCCTTCTGGTGTGGTGGTTTGTCAGGCTTCGGTCTGAGTCGATTCTCCGCCCGGCCGCTTCCTCTCCCAGACTCCCAGCAGCCGGTCGATCGTCTGGCGGGTCATCCCCGAGATGTCGCTCAGGACACTCTTCGAGATCCCGGCGGAGTAGGCGCGGGTTACCTCCTCCTGGAGAGCTGCCCGGGCCAGCTTCGCTTGGCGGCGAGCCTTCCTGTCCTCGCGGGCTGCGGCCTCGAGAGGCGTCTCAGAGGAGCGGTCCTCGGGCTCGAGCCCCTCGGTCTGGGGGGCGGGAAGCCGCTTCATGAGCTCCTCAGCGCGGGCCTGCGTCTCTTCCAGAGCGCTGCTCTGCTGGACGCACAGAGAGACGAGGGTGCGGACGTCCTTCACGAGTGCCCGCTCGGCGTCGATCCCGTAACCGGATCGGTAGCCCTTACCCTCCTCCCACAGTCCGAGCTGCTTCGGGATGTCAACAAGATCATTCATAGATGCCATGGGTTCCCCTATACGTGATTCCGGGCCGAGAGCCCGCCGATGTTGGAGCGGGCACGATGTAGCCGCCTAAGCCGGTCAGTTGGCCTACCGGGACCCGTTTCTTTTTAGGCAGCTCGGCTATCTGAGTTTCCACAAGACGCCTTTCTTGGAGTATGGGTAGGTGTATTTGGAGTCTATAGACCACCACTCCAGGTGTTGTGCGCGATACTCTTGGCGCTTTTCGCGGATATAGCGTAAAACCGTGCGCATATCGGCGATGTTTCCTTCAAGGACTGCAGACCTGCCAGCCACGCCGCACCAAACGTCTACTCCAAAGTTGAGACGTACTATCTTGATCCGAAGGCCCTCATACTGCAGTATCACAACTGGCACAGACTGGGCCGGGGTGGGGTGGTTAAACTTCCGACGTATACTGAACCCGGACTTTCGGGCCAATAACGCTAGCCCTACCCCAGCCTTATAGCTAATTCTAAGGTGCCGTGAAATCAGGGCCCCGGAAATCTGGGGAATGATGTTCCACATATCGATCTCCTCCTTAGCTCTCGAGGTAGCGGGTCGCCCAGGCCAGTGCCAGGCCGATGACCTGAACCGCCTCGTCGGCCAGGTCGGAGTTGTGCCCGGTCGAGTCCGTGTTGTCGTAGGTTAGGCAGGCCGCGACCTCGCCGACCTCCTCCATCAGGGCGAACAGGCGCGAGGCGTCTGTGTGCCCGTCGCACTCGAGGGTCATGCCAGGATGCTTCTCAGCCGCTCGGCGGTACTCTGCGAGCGCCAGCGCAAGGGGGTCCGCGTCCTTGGGGAGGAACCGGGAGGCGTAGGCCGCCGTCATCGCCAGGGCCCGAATGCCGGACTCAGGGCGGAGCACCGCGGCGTCGGCCATGCGGGCCGCCTCCGTAGCCATGCCGGCGACCGCACGCTCAGCGCTCTCCAGATTCACGGCCTGGAGGAGGGTGGGGACGTCCTCCAGCAGGCCCAGCCACACTCGTAGCATCCCCGCCTCGGTGGAGCTATCCCCGCCGCCCCCGCCTCGGAGCGCGGCGCGCGCCCCCTGGTTAAGGTCCTCGACGGTGCTCTCCAGGGCGTCGATACGGGCGAGGGCCCGCTTCAGCTCGTGCTCCAGGTAGTCGGCCCTGGCCTCCCAGTAGCCGGCTTCCTCGTACGTCTCTGCTCTCATGTCTGCTCCTAACGCAGTATCGGGTGGACGTATGGAAGCATACGTCCACCCGATACCAGGTGCAAGCCCTCAGAGGCCGAATCTCCGCCCTGGAAGTGTGATCCCGCCCATACCTCCGACGGAGGCTAGTCCCGACTGCACGCTGCGGCGGATCGTCCCCCGAGGCACGAAGATGGACGCCTCGCCAGAATCCCGCAGCCCGAGGAGCCCCATCGACAACGAGTCGACCATGTCGTCGTGCTTGCCTGAGGGGAACGCCCGCATCTCGGAGATCAGCTCGTTCACCCACCCGTTGCCGGGGTCCGAGGGGTGGGGCAGGTAGACGTTGCCGGACTCAATCTCCGGAGTCACCGCCCGGGCTCGGACCTCCTTCGAGGACCTGGGCTTGATCGGCTTGATGCCTGCAACCTTCTTGCGCAACACATCGATCGCAGCCGTACCGTTCGCCGCGTCCTCTACGAGGCGCTGGTGGACGAAGGACCCGCCCGGGCTGGCCTTATCGTCAAGGTCACCGGCGTTGCACCAGCGCAGCATCTTCTCCAGGGTCTGAGTGAACGACCACTGCCCCCGCTGCTGGGCCACGAGGAAACGGTCGGCGCCCTGGCGGCACCATCGCTGACCAACTGCGTAGTCGGACGTCGAGGAGCCCTTGAACGTGAGGTCCCACGAGTCCAACCACTGTCCGCGCTCCAGCCTCTCCCGCGGTAGGAGGATGACTGAGGGGTCGCCTTCCTTGACCTTGGAGGGGTCGGTGGTCCAGAAGCGCAGCCAGCCCAGGTTGAAGATGGAGCCGTCCGCTGGCGTTGGATGCTGCTGGTAGAGCGCCTCCCACATGTAGGAGCCGACGGACCGCTTCAGCCCGTCCCAGCGCTCGAGGGCCTCCTCACGCGTCTCGCTCACGAGGGGACTGTACAGAGGGTCCCCCGGCTCGCGGCCGAGGGGGTCGTTCTCCTCGGCCAGGGCCGGGAAGATGACGTTCTCCCACTTGTCGGCGTCCGGGTTCATGGCGGGGTTCAGCAGGCGCCCAATGAAGTCGTCCTCGTGCCAGCGGGTCGCGATGGCGATGCATAGGAACGGAGGCTCGAGGCGCGTGACGGCGTTGGCCTGCCACCAGTCCCAGATCGCCTCGCGCTTGGACTCGCTGTGAGCGTCAGCGAAGTCCTTGACCACGTCGTCCATGAGCATGACCTTGAAGCCCAGACCGGTGATCGACTGGCCAGGAGCCGAGCGGGAGACGATGCCGCCGCCTCGGGTCGTCTGCCACTCGCTCACAGCGCCGGCGTCGCCTGCGATCTTGATGCCCCAGCGCTCCCCGTCCTCCTCGACGAAGCGTCGGACCTGGCGGCCCCACGCCGTGGCGAGCTGGGGCGAGTGGGAGATCAGACCGATCTTCCAGTCCGGGTGCTGACGCAACAGCCAGATCGGCAGGTTGATCGAGGTCAGCGTGGACTTGCCCATACGTGGAGGCATGGAGATCGTCATGTACCGGTTCTCGCCGCGCTCCACGGCCCGTACCGCCTCGGTCAGACGGTCGGAAAGGTACTGGATGTGGGGGCGCCCGGCGTAGGCGGCATCCAGCTGCTGAGCGCTCTCCAAAGGGCTACTGGCCTGCAGATAGGCCGGGTCGTGCGGGTAGGGGGCCCCGAGGTGAGGCTTCCCGTCACACGAGGGGCGGTCGCACTTCGGCTGCTTGTCGAGCCAGTTCTGCCGCTCGACGAGTGCGGCCAGCTCCTCCTCGAGCTGCTCCGGGGTCATTTCCCACGGCTCGAGCTTCCGCTTACCTCGGGGCATAGGTATCTCCTATCGTCTGGGTCTATTGATCGGTATAGACAAAGAGTACCCGCCACCCTCATCCCAAGGCGGCGGGTACTCTCCCGTTCACGTTGTCTACTCTACGACCTCACTCTCGATGACTTCAACCTCCGCGGGCCCCACTTCAATGAGACCCTGCTCACGTTTCCTCCTCTCAACCTCCGCCACGAGCTGCTCGATCCGAGCCGTGGTGGCCGATGCGGTCATGTCTGCCAGGTTCGAGGAGATCTCGACCTGGACCTTGGCGGAGTCTGCCCCAGCACCTGCGGCCTCCCGCTCGATGCGGGCCGCCACGTCCATCATCTGGACGATGCCGTTGGCGCTCATCCGGGAGATCCGGCTCTCGTCTAGGGAGTCGAGCCACATCTCAGCCTTCTCCAGAGCCTTTCGTCCGAGAGCCCGGTGCCGCTGACCCATCGCGATCCGGTAGCGGACGAGCTCGTTCGCTTCCTTGTCGGCGAGGTGCCGGTCCCAGGCCTCGACCCGCTCGCGCCACGACCACCTGGGGGAATAGTTTTGCCCGTTCGGGCAGGCGGTGACTCGCCGGTTCTCCATGTCCCGGTACTGCTTGAACGACGCATAGGCCGTGTCGCTCTCCCCTTCCTGCTGGTTCCAGATGTTCCTGGTGTAGTCGAGGGGGGCCGGCTTCCTCTTGGCGGGGCTCTTCGAGGTAGTCATGCCTCGCCCCCCAGGAGCAGGTCCTCCAGCGTGCGGCGGGGGCTGAGGGCCTGAGTCACGAGGGCACGAGCCAGGTCCTGGCTGAACTCCTCAGCGAACTCCGCGCCCCACCCCTGCTCGTCACGCATCGAGTTGCGGACAGTGGCGCAGGCGCCGGTGATAGCGAGAATCCCCTCACTCATGTCCAGCATCTTGGCGACGGCAGCGATGGCGTCGAAGCCCTCCCCGTCTTCCGGCGGGTCATACTGGTCACTTACTGTTAGCATCTCGGACCTCTTTCCTCGAGCGCTGATCAGCCATGATCCGGTAGATGCGGGCCACGACCTTCGCGTGCCAGCAGGTCGCTGCCCGGCGCCTCTCCCCATGCTTGCAGGTGCAACGGAAGATCGGCTCACCTCGGTCATTCTTAAGGGTGACGAATACGTAGCGGGCACTGCCCCGGGGGCCCGAGGCTCCGTCGCCGTACGAGCGGACCCGCCACACTCGGGAGTTGTCCTGCTGCTGGATCGCGTCCCCAGCTGACCAGACCTCCCGGGCCTTGGCGAGCTGGGCCGCGCTCATCTTCTCCTCGCGGAGTCCCTTGACGAGGTCGTAGTCGTCATCAAGAAGTCTGGCCTTCGCCATCGGTCTCCCCCTCCTCCAGAATCTCGCCGGCCTCGCCGGTACGCGGGTACATACTTGCAAGAGTCGAGCCCGTCAGGGCCTCCCGTACAGCCCATACGGCCCCGTCCTCGTCGAGGACAGTGCAGGCCGCGCCCCCGGCGGCCCGGATACGGCGGATCTGCCGGACCTGCTCGACCGAGGTGCGACCGTACGCGCGAGCCTCGCTCTCGCCAGGCTTGCGATGCTTGACCTCCAGGAAAATCAGCCGCCCCTCGACGCAGCAAAGTACGTCCGGGATCCCCGTCTCCATATAGATCGATCCGTGCATCTTCCAGGTGGCCGACGTAGGCCACTCTGCGGCGATGCGCTTGCGGATGGCCTCGACCACTCCGCTCTCGTTGCTCGCCATGTTTTGTCCTTTCTAGCGGGCCGCCCGCCCTTCTCAGGACGGGCGGCCGTTCATTCACGTGTCAATCGGTCACAGGTCGAGGTCGTCGATGTCGAGGGCGTCCACGTCGAAGGTGTCCTCCTCAGCGGTCTCGGCAGCGGCGGTGGGGGCCTGAACCTCAGGCTCGTCGTCCTCGTCCGGCAGGTCAGCGGCCGGCTGGGCCTGGGCGGAGGGCTTGGTGGCGCGGAGGTACTCGCGCACCTCGCTCTTGACGCGGCCGTTGAAGGGCTCGCCGTCCTCGACGAGGATGTCGACCGGGCGGCCAATCAGGCTCTTCGGGTTGAGAGCGATGCGCTTCTTGGCGATCTTGACGCCGAGAGCCTGGAGGAACGCGGCCGAGCGGAACATGGCCTTCTCCGTCTGCGGGAGGCGGTCGATGATCTGCTTGCCCGCATAGGGGCCGTCGATGATCTCAAGGTAGACAACGAACATCGCGTTGCCGGCCTTGGACTCGGTCTCCTCGAAGTCGTTGACACGGGCGCGGTAGGTTCCGGCCGGGACCTGAGCGGAGCCGGTCTCGCGGTAGTTGGTGAAGTCGAAGGTGAAAGCCATGGTGGATCTCCTAGATAGTTGCTGGGTCAGTTGTCGGTAGATGGATCAGTTGTCAGATGCGGCAGCCTGCTTGGCGGGCTGGCGGGGCGGGACTCCACCGATTCCTAGGAATCGGGAAAGCTTCTCCAGGGTGACGGGCTTGTCTCGGCCCATGACCGAGGGGACCTTGCCTCTGAGGTTATACGGGATACGGGCCTTGGTGCCATACTCGGGGTCAGTGCCAAATCTCACGATGTGCTTCGTGGTCGGCCCGTCGTCGTTCCCTGAGTTGTCGAGGTCCTCCTCTGTCTCGGCGTACACGATGTAGTTGGGGGTGGCTCGGATGATCGACTGAGCTCCTCGCTGGACGTCAGGGGAGCGGCGGACCCCGCCGTTGATCTCGTCATCAACCATCTTGACCTGGGAGGTCATGACCACGTGCATGGGCTCCTTACGGTTGCCGTCCGCTAGGCCGTACCAGAAGACGGCCGTGTCGGTCATGACGTCGAGGGCTTGGCCCCACGTGCGCTGGTCGGCGGGGGCGGTGCCCTGCTTGATCTCGCGGACCGCGGTCTCGCTGGCCCCGGTCAGGTAGCGCATGGTCATCTTCTGGAGGGCGGTGAGCGAGTCGAGGACGACCGCCTTGTACCCGTGCCCGCCCTTGTCCAGAGCCCAGAACACATCGTCGAGCTCGGTCACGCTCTCGGGGCGGACCACGTCGATGTTCTTGGCGTAGGGGGCGTTCTTGAATGACTGGGTCCCCTTCTCACCCGGCAGGTCGATGAACAGTGTCTTGCCCATCGTGGCGATGGTCGAGGCTAGCGAGGACTTTCCACCTCCGGTTGGGCCGAGGATTAGCCAGCGGCCATAATCTGCCGCCTCCTCGTTGACATCAACGATGTTGATGCCTGCGAAGCTTGTCATCTTAATTTCCTTTCCGCTGGGGTTCGGATGGCTTTACTGTATGCGTATGTCGGCATGCATGGCAAGTCCCAATGCTCACCTCCCGCTGTGATCTGGGTCTCGGTACCTGAGTCCGTACTCCTCCGGGGCGTACTCTCCGCCGGGTCCTCCGACCATCTGAGCGCGGCACAAGTCCGCGAACTCGCAGAACTGGCAGGCGGCCTTCCCGAAGTTGCGGGCGGCCTCGCCCCGCCTCTCTGCCCGCTTCCGGGTGAGTGAGATGTCGCCGCACGTGTCGGCTGCGGCCTGCAGGTGAGATCGGACCAGGTACGGGCTCACGGGGGTCAGGTGCCTGGCGAACCACTGGGAGACGACCTGGGGCGATCCGAGGCGCTCTATCTCCGCCTCCTCGGCCGTGTAGACGCCAGCTGCGGAGCCATCCTTCTTCATTCCCTCGAAGGGGACCCCGTCACTGACCCACTCCAGGTAGGTGGCTAGGTCGTAGTCCTTGACGGAGGCGGACAGCTTGCCCGCCTTCGTGAGCTTCGGGGTCTTGGGGGCCTTGGACCGCACACGATCGAAGGCGACGGCTCGAGGTCGGGGCACCTCCCACTCGTCGCACAGGGGGCCAAGGCCCCACGCGTAGAGCTGGACCTGGCTGTCCATCATCTCGTCCAGGCTTGTCACCTGGCCGAGGGTGCCCGACGTCTTGCAGTCCCGCACCACGACGATGCCGCGCTTGCGGTCCTGGTAGACCTCATCCGCGTAGCCCCACAGGACGACTCCCGTCCCAGGCACCTCACGCTCCCACCGCTGCTCGACGGCCAGGACGCCCTCGTTCTCCGAGTCCTGCTCCCACCTCTCGCGCCACTCGCGGTACGTGTGCGACAGGCGCTGCGGGAGAGGCTGGCCGAGCCAGTCGAGCCAGGCCTCGCGGGCGTCCTCTCCTAGGCGCTCCCAGTAGGCGGCCGAGGCCTCAAGGATCGCCTCTGGCGAGGCGTCGGCCGGGAAGCTGGGGCCGGTGTCTGTGGTGTGGATCTCCTCCGGGGAGGACTTCAAGGTCCCCTCGGCCCTGCCCTTGGTGAGCCGGTCCGCGGCGCGCACCGCGTGGAACCAGGATCCGAAGTCGAGGGCTGGGGTGGTCTCTGAGCGCTGACGGCGCAGGCCGTCGACGTAGCGATACTTCCACGCCTGAGGGCACCTACGGTGAAGCGTGAGCGAGGAGTAGGTGGCCCGCTCCTCGTCGATGACGTCCTGAGGCTGGGTACTCATAGCCATCACCTTTCGTTGTAGATGTGATTCATGAGTGCTTTCTCCAGGTCCGTGCGGTCCTGGTAGGCCCGGTAGACGACCTCGTCGATCGTTCCGGGGGCGAGGGCATACCAGAACGTGGTGGAGGCCCCCGCCTGGCCGAGGCGGTTCAGGCGGTCACGCGCCTGGACGATGTCATCGCGCTGCCACGGCAGGGACGCGAAGATCGCGTGCTGAGCGGTCACGAGCTCATTCACCGCGACCGACAGGGTCCGGATCTGGGCGACGATGACGAGGCGCTCGTCAGAGTCTGACCCGAAGCGCTGCCTAAGCGCAAGCCGTTCCTCCGGCGGAGTGTCCCCTGTGATGGTGAGCACAGTCGTACCGGGCCTGGAGACCTCCTCAGCGATCGCGGCCAGCTCGGCCCGGAACGAGCCGAAGATGACGATGCGCTTCTCGTCAGGCAGGGTGTCGTGGACGATGGACGCGATGGTCTTGGCCTTGGAGCGGCCGATCTCCCGCATCTCACCCATGTCGTCCGGCAGGAAGCCCGCGGTGATCTGGCGAAGACGGACCGCCCGGGTCAGTCGGCTGAACGCCGTGGCCTCGCCGGTCACCTTCTCGCCGGACTCCCGAGTGTCGTCATCCTCTCGGAAGGTGACCTGCAGCTGGGAGCGCATCTCCTCGTAGGCCTTGAGCTCCTTCGTGGAAAGGTTCACCGGCACGACGGTGTCGGTCGCCTCGGGCAGGTCGAGGCACTCGCTCTTAATGGCGACAGCTGACCGCTCGCCCATGATCTCCTCGAGGCGGTCCAGGTTCTTGAACCCGGTCACCTCTCGCCCCATATAGCCGCCCATGACGGCGTAGTCCTCCTTGAAGGCCTGGAACGTGGCCCGCTTGCGGGTACCGTCCGCCTGGACTCGCCCGAAGGCGTACGGGTCGATGAAACGCCACTGGGCGTACACATCGAGGGGCGAGTGGGGGATGACCGTACCGGTCAGGCCGATCCTCCGCTTGACCTTGGCCCCGATCCGGGCGGCCAGCCTCGACGAGTTGGAGGATATCGACTTGATCTTGTGCATCTCGTCGATCACGACCAGATCCGGGTCGAAGTCCGTGATAGCGCTCAGGAGGACGTCCGCGAAAGTCCTGCGGCCTACTGCCCGCCGCTGGGCGAGCATGTCGATATTGATGGCCTCGATCACGAGGCGCGGCTTGCTGTCTCCGAGGACGTCGGGGCCCAGCACCTCAGCCTCGCTCCGAGGGAGCTCCACGCCGTCACGTCGGGCGGCGATGGCCCAGGACTTGTTCGTGTGGGCAGCCCTCTCGGCCTCGGAGCTTCTCGGGTTGGCGGTGAGCTTTGAGGGCCGCTTACCCCCTCGGGACCTGAGGGCCTCGACGCGCTGGAGGCCTGTGCCTCCGACGGCCTCTGCCCAGACGTTGACCTGCGGGCTGACCCACTTCGGGGCCTGGAGGGCCCACTGGTCGACTGCGGCGAGGGGTCCGGTCACGAGGACTCGCGCCTCGCCGCGCTCGCTGGCCAGGGCCAGGAGCGAGCAGTAGTCCAGGGTGACGGCAGTCTTGCCGGTGCCGGGCTCCATGAGGAGGGCGCCTACGCCCTTGCAGTCGATCAGCTTCTTGAGGCCCGCTTTCTGATGAGCGAACCTAGGGGGTCCGCCGAACTCGAAGGCCGTCATGCTAGGTACCCCTCCACCTCTTCGGGGGCAGGTGTACCCAGCTCGAAGAGGCCGTACAGGGTCTCTGTGTCGACCTCGTACCAGGAGATGATCTCGTCGATCCCCTCCAGGATCTTGTCCCCGAGGTCGGGGTCCTGGCCGAGCTGCGTGCCGGCCCTGCAGTAGTCGCGGGAACCGCTGGTCGGGTCGTGGGTCAGCAGGTAGACGCCGGGCTCGAAGGTGTCCAGACCGGTTACGTCGGCCCGGTCGATGTAGATGACGTCGGCTGTGGGCCAGTGCTTGACCTCACCGTCGATGATGTCAGTGTTCTCAGTGCTCATTGGTAGTCCTTATGGGTCTGATAGGTGGTGGATGTAGTGATCAGTTCTCGTAGTGTGCGGCGGCCGCGTGCTCGGCTCGCCTCCGTATGTAGCTGTCGCGGTCTTCCTCGGGGATCGCCTGCAGGTTCCCGCGGACCTCGAGCACCGCTGTGATGTAGCGCTCGTACTCCTGAACGAGGTCCTCGCGGGTCATCTCGTGGTCGGTCCGGGGGGTAGGCACGAAGGGGATCGGGAGCTTGCGCTGGATGTCGCTGTCCTGGATGTCACCGCCGCTGGCGGCGATCCTGCGGCGGATCTCCTCGGCGCTGACGATGCCGTTGCGTCCCATCACATCTTCCCCTTCCGGACCCGGTAGGAGACGCTTACGAGGGCTGCGGTGATTGCGATGACGGTCATCGGTGGTCCTCCCCGCCCTCGAGGCCTACGCTCACGAAGCGGCCCTCGTAGACCGAGAAGGTCGGCACCTGCTTCTCGAGGTAGCCGGCCCTACGGGCCCTCGCGGCGCTCAGAGCCGCCTTGAGCCCCTCGTAGCCGGCCCACGCGAGGCTGACGGTGGCCAGGGCTCCGACGGTTCCGAAGGCCTTCTGGGAGGTCACGGCCCCCGCCACGATGGCGATTGCCCAGACCGTATGGCTGAGAGCCCGGTTGGCGTGATAGGCGGTTGCTGTTGACAGTCGGTATCTCATAGGTCTTCCTTACAGGTAGTCGTCTTCGTTCTCGCCGCCGCAGTTGCAGAAGTCCTCTGGGCGCTCACACGAGGGGCAGTAGCGCTCCCCGGTCCACGGGTCCTCCATGACGCCAGTGAGCTGCTGCTCTCGCATGGCCCGCATGAGGCCCCGATCGTCCGGCACGTACTGCTCGGCCATCAGCGCCATCATGTGGCGACGATAACGTTTCTTCGGCGTTCCTGCCATTTTCGGCTCCTTTCTGCGGCTTGCCGGTCCTTCCGGCTGATGACTTAACCCTAGACAGATCCGGGGGGAGTATGCAATAGACAATGGAAATCTCCCCAGTGACTTGAGTCACTGGGGAGATCCTGCCCGTTGGAGCTATTTCCCGTCGTGCTGAGCCTGCAACGCCAGTACGTCGTAGCGGTCCCCGTTGAGCGTAACCCTGGCCTCGACTTGCTTAGTCTTCCAACCTCGGGCCCGCAGCATGTTGATCGTGTCAAGGGAGTCGGCGAAGCGTCGGAGGCCGAAGGACGCGACGATGATCCGACGCACGTCATCCTGCCTCAGAAGCGTCTCGATCGCCTTCCAGGACTCGACGTTCCGGACCCTGTACTCGACTCCGAAGACGGGGCACTCAGGCGTCCCGTCCTCCTGAGCCCTCTCGTAAGCCTCCCACGGCGTGAGAAGCGGGAGCTTCGAATAGTCTCTCACTGATAGGTCCTTCCTATATCCATCTACTCATCAGCAACAGCGACAAGAGTGTAGGTAACGGAGCCCCGGCTCCCGGCCTTCTGAAGCCAGCCCCGGGAGGTCAGCCGCTCCAAGGCGTTGCGGGCCCGGTCCCGGCTGAGGGTGTCCCCGATCAGCAGGTAGATGTCCGAGGGGCGGGCCGACTTGCCCAGCTCCCCGCCGAACACGGACATCACGATGTCCTCATCGTCCTGGTTGCGGGCCATCTTCTCCATGGCGGCGGTCATCTCGGTCAGGTCGATCTCGACGCGCTCCTCCACATCGTTCACGTCCTCCCCGTCAGCGTTCAACTGACCGCCTCCGCCAGAGGGCGTGCGCCTGGGTGGGGTGATGACCAGAGACGAGCGCCCCTCCGCGCGGGAGTCGAGGGTGACTACGCCCGCTACCTGAGCCTTGCCGCGGCCTCCAGTCTTCTGCGAGTGAGCCCGCACCTGGCCGGGCCGGTCCTTGAGGACGACCAGCTCCATCTCACCGACGTCCCCAGGCATCGGCTGCTTGATCGGCCACACCTGCAGGAGCGTGCCCTGCACCATGGCGACCTTGTGCTGAGAGCCGATCGGCATCGATCCCTTCTCGGCGCTCTTGGCCTGGTGGTCGATGATGATGACCGTGGACCGGCCGTTGCGGGTCAGGCGCTTCAGCCAGCTGGTGATGACATCCGTCGAGACGGCGTCGTTCGCGTCCAGCCCGTGCAGGCCGTACAGGGCGGTCATACCGTCCGCCACGATGATGTCCGGGTCGAGGGTCTTCAGAGCCAGGTCGAACTGGTCCTGCGCGAACTCGCCGCTGCGCGTGGGGTTCTCCTTGCCCCACTTGTTGCGCTGCATGTCCGCAAGCGGGCCCTCGGGGCGGATGTAGGAGAACTGGGCCCGAAGGTCGTCGTCCGCCGCACCTAGAAGGCGCAGGCGGTTCAGGGTCTGGACCGGCTCGTCCTCGAAGTCGAGGTAGAGGGCCCGGCCCCCGGTCTCGATCTCCTGCAGGCAAATCGCCATCGCCAACCACGACTTGGCCGACTCGGAGGATCCGAAGAGCATGTTCACACGGCCTCGGTACATGAGGCACTGGCCGTCGTTGCGGCGGCACACCTCAGGGTCCGGGATCTGGACCTTTCCGGTCAGGTACGGCTCCAGGTCCACGGGGCTCCACGTCGAGGCACGGGCCTCTAGCGGGTCGCTCTCCTTCGCAGCCAGCTCATCCTCGTCGAAGGACACCTCAACCGTGCTGACCGGCTCGGGGGAGTCCGAGGGCGACGTGCTCTCCTCGCCGTCCAGGCGGCCGAGGGAGCGCTCTCCGGACGACGTGAACTCAGGGCGGGCGGACGGCGTGAGTTCGATGGTCATCTTGTCCCACTTCTTAGCCCACTCAGGCCGGTCGCCCGCGATGTCCGGCTCGAAGCCGGCAGCGGCCTCAGCGTCGCGCACGAGGCGCTCCGCGATCTGGACGCTCTCCTCACCAATGTACTCGGCGAGGCGGGTGAAGCCTACGGCCTCGCCGCCCTCCCGCAACCTGCGAGCGGTGGATCGAATTGCCTCCGCCTCCCGCTTACCGGGCCCCTCCTCGTCGTGTGTGGCGATCGCGAGGGTGCGGATCACGAGGGCGGCGTTCTTCTCCCAGAACGGGTGTACCGTAGCCGATTCCCCGTACCGGAGGAGACCCCCAGCCAGCGCGACGTAGGCGTCGTGCCGGCCGCCCTTCTTCGGCCAGGCCTCCAGCAGTACCGAACAGAGGCCGAGGAGCGTCACCTGCGCGAGGAGCTCGTTACCGTCGATGACGGTCGGCCCCTGCTCGCCGCCCCAGGGCTCGCCCTCCCACTCGTAGGTCTCGCCCGTGTCTGGGTGGATCGACGGTGGGATGACGGTCTGGGACCCGGTGCCGCGGATCTCCACGGATACGACGGTGCCGCCGTCCGTGCCCGGGATCCTCATCCGACGGGTGGGCGGCAGCGTGTCATCCGTGACGCGGTACCAGTAGTGCGACGCGGGCGACCCCTCTCGGCCGTGGATGGCGGCCGTAGGCGGCAGCAGCATCGTCTTCAGGCGTTGCGCCGCCGGGTGGTCGAGGTCGACGTCCACGAGGTTGCCTGAGGGGGCTCCGAGGATGACTCCGAGGTTCGAGGAGCCTTGGTCGATCTGCTCACTGAAGGTGGCGCGGAGAAGCTCCTCACCCTCCCCAGCGTCGTACTCGGGGTCAGGCCAGCGGATGTCCGTCCAGCCGGTGATGTTGGGCGCCTTCGAGTGGCGCGGGATTGGGATCGGGGTCAGGCCCCGGCGGTACGCGTCGACAGCGGCCTCAATGACCGCCTCACGGCGCTGCTGTGATGTGCTCATGGTTCTCGTCTTGTAGATGGGTCAGGTAAGGCAGACCCGGTAGCCGGCGAGGTGGCCGCAGGTTACCGGTTCGAGGGGTTGTCGGGGTTGGCGAAGGTCGTCCGGTGAGGGACCACCTTGATGCCCGACGGGTGAGGCTGGAGGTCAACCTCACGGTTGCCGTAGGCCTCCAGGAGCCGTGCGAACACGACATGTGCCCGAAGACCCTGAGCCTTGGCCCGCCGCCGGACTCGGGCGAGAGTGTCTGCTCGCATCCGGAACTTCACCACTTTGCGCTCCATCATCGGCTCCCCGGGCTTACGTCCGAAGTCGATGGTTGTCGGAGCCTGCGCCGCAGTGAACGGCTGGTCAAGGTCAGGGCGGTCGTCCTCGTAGGGACGAAGCTGGCTCTTCTTTGGCCGAGGCATTCGGTTATCCGTTCTCCCGTCGTGTATGACTCTCATACAGTACCGGGTCACGCGCAGCATTTCAAGATGCCTGTACGAGGGGCGGCTGCCGCGCCTCTCGGGCTTCTCCTGAGCCGGTGATCGGCCGGCCTGGCTGGTCTCTGGTCCGAGGGGCTTGCGGCCTCTCGTTCCGCGCTGAGTGCCTTCTGCGTGAAGCGAAGGGTGGGGTCGGGCTCCTGCCCGAGGCCATTGTTTCAGCCCCGTTTCGCGAGGTGGGCTGTTCTGTGCCGTCCGGTCCCGCCTGAGTGGGCTTGCCGGAGGGTGTTGGAGGGCGTCTCACGAGGTGCCCCTCATGATCGTCCTGGGCTTTTCAGCGGGCCTCACCTGCCCCGGCGGTCCGGACGTACCCGAGACCGAAGGTGGAGGTGCGGGCCGTATCCCGCATTCTTGGAGCCTATCCCCTGCCTAACGGAGTATCCCTTTCACACCCTTACCCGCCCGACGTGCTGTCCTGCCGTCTGATGACTCTCGGAGTGCTTCAACCGGACTCCTAGTCGTTGGTGTCGCCGTAAGACCTGCAAGGGCCGACCCAATTACGAACCAGGTCCCCCAAGGTGCGTCTCCAGCTAGCTTCACGATCTTTCGAGGTGGTTTAGCTGCTCAACCTACGTCGCACGGCCTTCGGTTACGCCATCGTCCGAAGTGTCGATTGCCCTGTGCGGCGGTCAGGCGGGATCTGGAACCTCTCCTCGGCCTCCCCGTCAGGAGGCCGAGGCCGTAACCAGAGGCCCGCGTGCTCGGATCACATAGAGCGCGCGTCGTAGGTGCTACGCGTCCGTAGCTTCGCCGCCTTTCGGTTAGTACCGGGTCGCACTCCCTTCGCCTCGGTCCCCGTCGGGCCCGCTGCGTGGGCTACTAGCCGTTTCGCCCCTCGGGGCGGCTTGGCTTAATCATGCCACACCGGGCGACGGGTGTCTACCTTTCTCGGCCTCTATGCTCGTGATGTCCGCCACGTTATGGGTGTTTCTTATGGACGCTGGTCCGGTCATAGGTCTCTCCGCGGGCTGGGCCCCGCACTCCCCGGACCGAAAGTGGAGGGGCGTATCCCGTGACCGAAGGTGGCAGGCATCGCCAGAAGCCGTGTAAGCCCTTCTGAGGGCCTAACGGGGGCGGACCCTCATCACGGTACTGCCGGGGCCCTGAAAGCCCGTCTACGTGGCTTACACGGCCTCTGAGCGGCATCTGCGGCGGGGCGGGCCCCTCCCGAGCACGAAGGTGGCGGGGTACGGGGCGGGTACGGGCGGAGGCGCGGCCTCCCCGGACCGAGGGGCATCCCGTGACCGAAGGGGGCTGCGGCGGAGACCCGGCGCGGGGTGCGGCAGCTGCAGGCAGTCCCGACGCGAGAGGTTTGGCTGACGTCGTGCGGGCACCGAGGCGAGCGCAGCGAGCCGAGCTGAACGCACCGTCAGCCTCAACCTCTCCGACGCGTAGCCGCGCTCCGACAGTCCCGAGCACCGAGGGTCGGAGCCCCCAGGCGGAGACCCGAGCCTGCTCGGGGCCGAGGAGCAGCGGTGAGCGCGTCGCTCGTCGGAGACGAGTTGGGTTGTCCCGCCCGCATCGCACCGAGGGCACCGAGCGCCGGAGCCCCAGCGGAGGCGCGAGCCTGCCCGAGCTGCGATGCGGTGCCAAGGCGGGGCGCCAGCCCCGCCGCAGGCTCGGCACCGGCTCTATCTATAAACATCTCCCCACACACGAGCGCCCCCTACTTCGTAGGGGGCGCGAGTGTGTGGGCGCGCGCGGATACCACAAACGCGTGTCCAATAGCAATGGGTAGCGGCCGTGAGGCGCGCCGCAGTTTTCAGGGCTGCACTCCTCGCTCTCTCCTCGACCCTCGGTCTATTGGGGCCACCTTTCCCAGTGTTGGGGCCAAGTGGTACGCCTGTACCAGAAAATAGGGGTCCGACACGCCCGGGTGCGTTGCACGATGTATGCTGCATACATTTGCCCGTGTATGCAGCATACAGAATGACATAAGTAGTGAAAGCGTCAGGTTTCTGACATCCCAGGATTCTCTCAGGATGTGGGGACTTTCCCTTGAAACCTCGTTCAGCGGCCACCCCTCGATCAGCCCCCTCGATCCGGACCTTCGCCCCTCGTTCCAAGGGAAAGTCCTGTTCTGGTACGCCTGTACCAGAAACTCAGTTTTTTCTCTCATACGGTTGTATAGTGGAAGGGTGGCTCCCGTCACAGCACGTTCTGTGAGACAACTTGTCTCACGCTGTGAGCCTAGGTGCTGAGGGCGACTTTGCCCTACTCGCGCAAGGGAAAAGTCCCCCTCGCCAATCTTTCGAACATACGTCCGTGGGTAGTGCACGGTTCAACAAGAATAGGTGTTCTAGTACAGGCGTACTACATTTAGGTGCCCTGGTTCACAGATTTAACCGTGAAAAGGGTACCCCCGGGGGGTATACCTGTGACCGGGGACACAGAGAGGGCCCCTCCGGAGAGGGGCCCTCGTGTGCTGGTAGGTGTCTCAGGCGCCGTGCAGGGCTGCCTCGACCGCCTTCCGACGGACTCGCTCAGCCTCGATCAGAGCCGCTCGATGCTGCTCGGCACGGAGCTCAGCCTGATCGGCCTTCTGCCTCGCGCTCGCCTCGCGGCGCTTGCCTGTCTTCGTGATCGTGGTCGGGAAGGTCGGGTCCATGCGCCGGGCCCGCTTCAGCCACGAGTCGACGGTGTAGGGGCTACGGCCGAGCTTCTGAGCGAGCTCGGAGCGGGTGTATCCCTTCTCGATCAGGTCTCGCAGGACAGACGGGTCAGGGCCCTTGTAGCGGTTACCGCCGCGCGCAGCCGGCTCCTTGCGGCCGAGCACCTCCGCGGCGATCTCCGACAGCGTGCGGTGGGGGATCGAGTCCGGGAAGCGGACCCCCTCGTCGGGCTTGCAGACGAGAGCAGTGATCTGGTAGCGGCCGCCGCCATCGCGCTCGTCGGTGATCTGGACGAGGTACTCCATCTCTGCGCGGGGATCCCGCACGTGCGCCGCGGGGGCGCCGTTCAGGCTGGACAGCTTGTACTGGTAGTCACGGAGTGCGTTTCTCATTGGGTTCTCCTATGGGTGCGGTAGGTGGTTACGGTTGATGCTTATGCTGGGGTAGGTGTGAGATGAGTCTCAGACCTGAGGGAGCGGGTCGTCCTCGTCGTGCAGGTCGTGCACTCCCCAGCGGGTTCCAGCTGAGGGGCCTGCCACGATCGGGACGTCCATCTGACAGTCGAGCGGCTTCAGGAACGTGTTGACGTCCTCCATGCGGCGCTTGCACTCGACGAGGATCTCCTGCCAACGGTCCTCGGGGGCCTCGATGCAGATCTCGTCGTGGACGGTGGCCACGACGTAGGCCCCTTCGACCTTAGGCAGCGGGTAGCCGGGCAGCGTGCCCATGATCGACGCTGCGGCCATCTGCATGAGGTCCGAGCCGAAGCCCTGCACGGGGCTGTTCAGGGCGTTGCGCTCGGCGTGGGAGGCTTTGAAGCCGCTCTTCGAGTACAGGTCAGACAGCCACTGCGTGCGTCCGATGGGGGACGTCACGAAGCCACGCTCGTAGGCGCGCTGCTTGGCCCTCTCGTGCCACTGGAGCATGCCGTCCCACATCTCGAAGAAGGCCGAGTGGACGGCCTGCGCCTCATCCAGCGTCATGGCGACGTCGTAGGCAGTAGCGGCGTACGTCTGGAAGCCGCCGGGGCTCATGCCGTACAGCAGGCCGAAGTTGCCGGCCTTGGCGCGCTTGCGCTCGAGGGTCGTGACGTCCTCTGGCTTCTTGCCCGCCATCTTCGCGGCAAGGAGCCTATGAAGATCATCACCGCGCTGGAATGCCTCGATCATCGGGGCCGAGCGGGAGATGAACGCCGCCACCCGAAGCTCGACCTGGCTGTAGTCGAGGTCGAGCAAGACGTACCCGGGGCGGGGGATGAAGGCCGGCTTGAGGCGGGCCGAGCACTGCTGCATGTTAGGTGAGTCACAGCTTAGGCGGCCAGTCTTCACGCGACCTACGTTGTAGGTGGCGTGAATCACGTTATTTGGGTCCCGGAGGTCGAGCCACTGGTTCAGGAACTCGAGGGTCTTAACCGCGTCACGGTGGCGCAGCAGCGCGTCGGCGGCGGGGCTGCCCTGACGCTGCTGGGCGATGAGGACCGCCTTGTTCCACTGGGGGTTGCCGGAGTCGGTGCGCGCGGTGACCCGCAGGTCGCCGGCCTCGATGGCCTGGGCCACGAAGCCCTGGAACCACTTCGAGGTGGCGGCCGTGGTCACGCCGTCCTTCGCCGGCGCCGGGGCCGGCTCGGTGCCGTACAGGCCGAGGATGTCCTGGCAGGCCTGAAGGCGCTGGGCGTCCATCTCCTCGATCTTGGCGTGGACCCAATCCACATCCAGGAGGAAACCGCGCTGCTCGACCTTCGTGAGCGTCTTCACGGTTGGCATAGCGACGTAGGTGGCGACCTTCCCGAGGCGGGCCATCTGGATGTCGTCGGAGTCGAAGGGCTCGTCCTCTCCGGTCAGGAACATCTGGTCACGGTGCTCCTGCTCGATCTTCCACGTGTAGTACGTGTCACGGGCGGCGTACTCGCCGAGCTGGATCAGGTCGACGCGCTCCGCGGCACCGGGGGTACCGAGGTCGAAGTCATCCCACTCCTCAATCCCGAAGTCACGCGCGGCGCGAATCTTCAGGCGGGTTCGGGCTTCGGTGTCGACCAGCTGCGAGGAGACGGTGGTGTCCCACTCGATCCGGTCGGACAGGTCAACACCGGTCTGGGCGAAGACCCAGCGGGCGTCGAACTTGATGTTCGCGTTGACGAACGGCTTGCCGCTGCGGTTGATCTCGCGGCCGATGATCGCCATGACCTTCCGCCACGAGCCCAGCAGGGGGCTGGCCGGGTGCGAGAGGGGGACGAGGAAGGTCATTGGCTGCTCCCCGTCGAACTTCCTCCAGTTGTAGGCGCCGGCCGCCTCGCGCTCGGCGTTGGGCAGTGTCAGGGCCGCGAGAACGATGCGAGCCGGGTAGCCGCCGTTGGTGTCTCCGCCAGCCTCGGCGTACTCGTCCAGGCCGGTGGTCTCGAGGTCCATGACGATCTCGGAGGACTCGTGAATGGCCTTCACGAGGCTCTTCAGGTCGTCCTTGCCCCAGACCCAGGTGATCGGCCCGCAGGGCGTTTCCGAGCCCTGTGCGGCCTTCCTGGCGCGGCTCACGACCTTGCTCAGGTCCATGATGCTCATGGGTTCTCCTTCAGTAGGGCGCTCGTAGGCGCCGGGTGGATAACCCAAAGATATATCTTGTCAGTTCACCGGTCAAGACCTCACAACTAACAAGACTGGGCGGTGGAGATGTGAATGGGTACACAAGAACCCCCAACCGCGAAGATCGTGAAAAGCGGCTGGGGGTTCTTGCTGTGTGACCCTGGACGTCTGCCTTAGATGTCCCGTGAGATGAAGGTTAGCAGATCTCGGAGGTTTCCGACCTGGGTACGGCGGCCAACATTGAGAGATCTGAACCACACTTCGACGTCCCACAGGTCGTAGTGACCGCGAACCTCGGTCGAGGGGCGCAGCGTGATGACACGCTCGTGGCCGTTGTCTGCAATCACCTGGGCGACCATGTCACCCTCGACCTCGCTCGGGACAATGTTGACGTACTTGAAGAACGGGGTCAGCGCGTTCTTCCAAGCCTGAGCTGTAGTGCGACGCTCGGCCAGGGTGTCGAAGCGGTCGGGGAAGGCGATGTGGTTGGTGGCGATGGATGTCATTGGAATCTCCTATGGGCGGTTGGGGTGGGTCAAGGGTAGGCGAGTCAGTGCTTGTTCAGGTAGAGGCTGTGCCCGCAGCACAGGCACCGCTTGAAGAACATCGGAGCCAGGAGCGAGAGGAAGCCGGTGCAGAAGGCCGCGGTCCAGTGGATCAGGTTGAAGGCGACCAGCTGGGCGCCGCCTTCGCAGTGCTTGCAGCCGCGGCAGGCCTTGCCGGTGATGACGAAGTGGGAGTTGCTGTAAGTGCTCATGCCTCAACTGTAGATTGTCAGTTAGGCGGGCGCAACACATGACAAGGTACTTAATTAGTGATGCGCGGCACATACATACCGAAAGGGTCAACTGAGTTGTGGAAAAGGCTGGGGGTGGATATAGACTCTTCTCAGCATTCCCTCCAGTGACCCCGATAGGAGCCGATATGAACCCACTGGACGAGGCAATCATTGCCAACGACCTTCTACCCGAGAAGGACCGCAAGACCAACATCGACCTGGCCGACGAATTCGACACGTCAGAGGCGACCGTGAGGCGTCACCGACGGGCCCTCAAGCGCAAGAAGGATGGGAAGCCGGACCTCACCAAGGACGCATTCTTCGAGGACCTCCCCATCGAGTCGATCACGAAGCGCGGCAAGACGATCCGCCTCGCCGACGGCTCCTACGAGAAGGTCGAGTACAAGCCTGGCACCATCGAGATGGCGGAGGCCAAGCGCCTCTCGTGGGACGACCTCGAGCCGGTCTTCGCTGAGCCGTATATTCCGCCAGCGTCCGCCCTGGCCGAGTCTCGCGATGAGACCCCGATTGTCTGCTTGGCCGACTTCCAGGTCGGGAAGGTGGCTCAGGGAGGGGGGACCGAGGACACCGTACGCCTCGTCCGGCGAGCCCTCGGGGACATCGCCCATCACCTGGCTGGACCGAAGCGCTGGAAGCGGATCATCGTGGCCGACGTCGGTGACTCGACCGAGGGCTTCTGGAACGTCGCCAGCCAGGCCCAGACCAACGACCTCAGCCTGACCGACCAGATCCGCACCGTCCAGCGCCTCTATGCGGAGGCCGTCAAGCTCCTCGCCCCTCTGTGCGACTCCCTCCTGTACGTGGCGGTCCCGTCCAACCACTGCGCCGTGAGGGTCGGACCGGGCAAGAACAGCCGCGCCAACGCCCCCGATGACGACTTCGGCATCATGATCTCGAAGAACGTGGAGGACGTCATTGCCGGCCGCCCCGGCTTCGAGCATGTGACGTTCCACCGTCCCGAGAAGTGGGAGGAGGCCGTCACCGTCGAGGCTGCTGACGGCACGCACGTCGGATTCACTCACGGGCACCTCGCAGGCTCTCAGACCAAGGTGCCCGGCTGGTTCCGGGACCTCGCCTTCGGGCACCGCAGCGGCCTGCACGACGCGCGGATCCTCGTCCACGGTCACTGGCACAACTTCGCGGTCCGCCAGGTGGGAGACGCTCGCTGGGTGGTCTCCTGCCCCTCGGCCGATCGGGGAAGCGACTGGTGGACCAACATCTCCGGCGACTCGACCAAGCCCGCCATTCTGACCTTCGAGGCTAGGAGAGGAAACGCTCAGAACTGGCGTCTCTGGTCCTGATACCCCCGGTCGGCATAGAGAACCCCCGCATCCGAGGTGGATGCGGGGGTTCTTGTCTCTCAGACCGTCAGAGTCGGGAGGACCTGCTGGATCCCGGAGACCATGCAGCCGACAGCGCCCTTCTGGAGGGCCTGGGTGTAGGCGTCCCTCGTGGGGCAGATGTGGCCCCACACCGGCTTCCCGAAGGTCTTGGCGATGCCCCAGCTCGTAGCCGACGCATCGTAAGGGATGCCGATGTAGTCCCAGTGGGGAGCCCACGAGCGGCCCTCGCCGTTAGTGACGTGCTGCTCATACATGTATCCCCAGCACTTCCAGCCCGCGGCCCGCCACTGGTCGGACAACCACGTCGCATCGGCCGACATCTTCCAGATGACCCGTGACTTGGCGTCCGGGGGAAGGAGTAGTGCGAGCTCAGACCACTGCGCGGCCGAGAACTTCGGGTCCAGCACCGTCACGTGGGAGGAGCCGTACGCGTCGAGGTAGTCCTCGACCCGCATGATCGGCTCACCCTTCGTGGTGTACTGCTTGACCTGCTCCCACGTCATCTGAGACAGCGGCGTGTTGGGAGCCGACGGGTCGACCCGCTGCAGTTTCTCGTCGTGAGCCAGGACCCAGATGCCGTCCTTCGTGCGGTGCGTGGAGACCTCGAGAGCCCCCGCGCCGTGCGCGACAGCGTTGGTGTAGGCCCGCATCGAGGCCTCCGGCCAGGAGCCGGAGCCGCCCCGGTGAGCAACAACGAAGCCCGGCGTGGACATCATCGCGTCGATCGAGGCGTAGCCCGCAGGCAGTGACCGCATCGTGGCGGGCACCTCCTCCAGGCGGTCGTTCACGACCACGGAGACGGTCGTCGCGCCCTGACCCTGGATCTCAGGGTTCGGCGGTGCGGGGGGAGCCGGGTCAGCGCCGGGCGCGGGCTCGCCGCCCCCTCCCCCTACAGTGAGGAACACCTGAGCCCAGGCCTGAGGGCCGTCCTGACCGCCACCGACGGTGACGGCACCGAGGAGGGCAGACCAGGACGCGTTGGCGTCGTGACCGCCGGAGACCATCTTCGAGTGCTCGGGACGCCAGTCCACCAGAGGGTCGACGTTGCGGCCATGCTGCTGAGAGAGGGTAAGGTTCAGCTTCCCCGCCTGAGGCTTAGCGGTCGTCCATCCAGTGTTGGTGACCGAGCGCACACCCTTGAGGACCACGAGGAGCGCATTCTCCCGCGCCCCACCTCGGAACGCGCCCGACAGGACGACGTTCTGAGTGTCCGAGGGGGACGACACGTTGCGGACGGCCACGTAGCCGGACCGGCCTCCGAGGCCGCTGGTTGCGGTGATCGGGGACCAGCCGGCCGGGGCCTTGGCCTGAGTGTTACCCCACTGGGACGAGTACGCCAGGACGGCGATGTCTCCCGCCTCGGACGTGGCCGAGATCGGCTGCAGCGTGCCCGCCGACCCTTCGGCGTGAGCCCAGGACCGCACGTACTGCTTGTCGTACGGGTTGTCGCCCTGAGGCGGGGGCGGCGGGGCCGCGGGAGCCTCTTCGACCGAGATATTGTGGAAGGTGACGCTCGGCTGGCCCGGCTTCAGCTGGAACTGCGGGGTCCACAGCGGCTGAGACCTGTCCTTGAGCTCCAGCGTCACCTCCTGGGTGACGTTGACGCCTGGGGACAGAGTGATCTCCCCGAAGTCGTACTGGCCGACCTGGGCGGTCTCGTCAGCCTTCGAGAAGGGGTTGTGCTTGATGTCGACGGTCGAAGCAGCTCCGGCCGAGTACCGGAAGGTGATCTTCCAGCGCCCGGACGCGATCGACTTAGCCTCGCTCGCCCAGGGGACGAAGATGGTGCCCGCCTGGACTGTGAGGTTCTGTCCGGCGAAGCGGCCGGTGTTGGTCCACCAGTGTTCTGGCCATGGGTAGATCGATGCCACTTAGCGAGCCCTCCGAACGATGATGGTGCCGACCTTCGTTCCAGCGGGGACCGGGTCGTTAGGGCCGAGCACGAGGAGGTTGGACGGGGTGCCGCCACCCTCGCCCCCTCCGGCCTCGCCCTTCTTCGCGTAGGTCTTGTCGCAGTACTCGGCGCTGTAGACGCGAACCTCTGCTGTGACGGCTGCCATCAGATACGTACCTCTCGTGAGTAGAGCCCGGACTGTCCGGGAATCGGGTGCATGTGCTTGATGGTGACGGATCCGTCACCGTTGTCCTGGACGTTGCGCATGAGGATTGATCCATCGCCCAGCTGGGTCCAGGCGTCGTAGACGCCGTCGCCCATCTTCAGCTCGGTCGGCAGGTTCTGCGGGAGCGGGTCAGTGGTGGGCGTCACTACCGAGGCCGTGACGGCGCCCTCCTTGCCGTCCTTGACGGCGGACACGCGGCCGTAGCCGTTCTCCCCCATCTGGACGCCGTAGGAGCCCTCCCATGGGGTGAACTTGAACGTCTTCAGGTGCATGGTGGTGGGAGGCATCGTCTCCCATCCGCCCTTGCCCTTGAAGGCCCACAGGTTGATGTGGACGCGCTGCGAGCGGGGGACCGGCACGGTCTGGGTGAGGGTTCCCGAGTAGTAGCCACCCTCGTTCACGGGGGTGTTGCGGGCGCGCTCCTCTGTGAGGTGGCTCTCCCAAGTCTCCCAGCGGATCGTTCCAGGCATCCACGTCATGCGGACGGTCGCGCCCTTGCCGGAGCGCGTCCACACACGGTCGTTGAGGTGGATGCCGCTGTTCTCGTCCCCCGGGTAGTAGGTGTACTTCCCCACCATGTCGGTGTAGCCCGACCAGTACGAGTCCTCGACGATGTCGATCTCCTGGTAGCCCGGGTTCGGGTCCTCCCAGTCGAAGGGGAAGATGCCCCACACGACGTTCTTGTGGAGGTCGCGCATCTTGGTCGGGGCGACGATCTCGTAGGACGCCTCGAAGGTCCCGTAGCCGAGGGACTCGGCCGAGACGATCTCAGCCGAGTGAGGCTCGCCGCCGATGACCGACGTGGAGATCGTGACCGAGCCGTCTTCCCGCTTGAAGAGGCAGCTCGGGTTCCACTTCTGGTTCGCGGCCGGGCCGCCTGGGTGCCACGCGTCAGTACGCACCACCCAGTGCAGCCCGAATGCCTCGACGGTCGGCTGACCGTAGTCCTTGTAGAGCTCAATCTCTGGCACTTATTAGCCTTCCCTACGAATGATGACGGTGTCATTAGCGGTCCCTGCCGGGATGGGGTCATTAGGCCCGAGGACGAGGAACGGGTTCTTCGCCGCACCTGCGCCGCCCTTCTTCAGCTCCTCGATCTGGGCCTTCAGGTCCTCGATCGTGAGCTGCAGGTCGAGAGTCCCCCGGATCCAGGCCGACGTGAGGCGGATCAGCTGCTCCGACGGTGGGTTCTCGTACGGGTTGCCGACCGGCTGCCACTGTCCCCCCCGGTTCGGGTCCTCTACCAGGACACCGTCGGTGATGTAGGCGTGACCGATGGGCAGCGTGTCCATCTTCTCGAAGACCTGCCGGTAGTTGTCCTTCGTCACACCGTGCACGACGGCCCACCAGCGGCTGGAGGGGTACGCCTTCATGTGATCCGGCAGGATCGGCGTGCCGGCATCCTCGTTGAGGAACTTCTTCGCGTCCTGCTCGAACATCATCGCCACGTCGAAGTCGAGGGCGCAGACCTGCTGCGACATGTTCGACCCGGCGTTGACCACGATGAGGAAGCCCTTGCCGTACGTGGAGCGGATCGTGTCGATCAGGTCCTTGTACCAAGCAACACGGCTCGACTGAGCGCCCCAGCCGTTGATGGTCTCGTCCAGGAACACGCCGCCAACCACGTCGCCGTACTGCTCCACGAACTTCGCGATCTGCCCGAGGATGTACTCCTTGGTGTACTTGTCCGGGTTGGGGACGCCACGCCGGGCCTCCGCCTGCGGGGGCAGGGAGGCGACGCCGTACTGGGTCTTCACGTAGAAGACGGCACGCTTGGCACCGGCACCGAGCGCGAGGCGGGCCTGCTTGCCGAAGTCCTCGTTCTTCTCGTCCCAGTTGCCGCTGTCCTTGTTCAGGATGACGATGCCGAGAGTGGAGCCAGCCTTGAGGGCCTTCGCCCACTTCGACGTGCCCTGCTTCTCGTTGTAGTAGTCCGGCCAGTAGTAGGTGACCGGGCTGGAGTAGCGGGCGCCCGCCTTGAAGGGGGACTGCTCGGCGATCAGGGCGTCGAGCTGCCCCTCAAGCGCGTCCAGCTCCTCCTTCTTGGCGTAGCCGGTGAGCTCCCCGGGGTCACCGGCAGGTCCCTTCGGACCCTCAGGACCGCGGGGGCCTTCAGGGCCGCGGGGGCCTTCAGGTCCGACCGGCCCTGCCTGTCCGACAGGTCCGGCCTCTCCGGGCCTCCCCGCTGGACCCTCGGGTCCGGCGGGTCCAGGAGGCCCGGCAGGGCCCTGAGCCCCATCGAGGCCCTTAGCCCCGTCGGGGCCCCTGTCGCCGTCCGGACCCTTCGGACCGGCAGGTCCCGCCGGCCCTGAGGGTCCCTGAGGTCCGGTCGGACCCTGCTTACCCTCGGCGCCGGGTTCACCATCGGCTCCCTTAGCCCCAGAGTCTCCGGGCTGACCCTTCGGACCCTCAGGTCCGGCGGGACCCGCGGGTCCTACAGGGCCCTGCAGACCGACGGGGCCACGAGGACCCTCCGGACCTTGAGGGCCGGGGTTACCGTCGGGGCCTTTCTCGCCGCGGGGGCCCCTCTCCCCGTCAGGACCTTTGGCGCCGGGGCTCTTCTTGAACGCCTCGAAGTCGGCCTTCGTGGTGTAGGTAGCGGCCGCCGCGGTCTTAGGTAGGGCGGCGTCAGCGACGCGCTTCACCTCGGTAACGGACTCGATGGTGGCGTAGATAGCGGAAGCCTTTGCCTCGGGGAGAGCCGCGTCAGCCTTCGTAGCGACGGCCGAGAGAGCCGTGGTCTTGGCGTACGAGTCTAGGTCCGTCTTGCGGGCGTAGTCCCCCAGCTGAGCGGTCTTGACGTAGCCCGACAGGTCCGGGATCTTCCCATCCCCGGCCAGCTGGGCCTTCGTCAGCTCGTCCTTCGTGGCGTACGTCGTGGCAGCGACGTCCTTCGGGAGGGCCGCGTCCGCGGTCTCTTTGACCGAGGCCACCTCGCCAGAGAGGGAGGCCGGGGCGAAGGCCGAGTTGGCTGTGGCCGCGTAGGTGCGCAGCTCCTGCTTCGTGGAGTAGGTCTCCGTCAGCTCGCTGCGGGTCACGAACTTGCCGTCAGCGTCAGCGACGTGCTGGCGGAAGTCAGCGGCCTTGGCGTAGGTGGACTCCGCGTCCGTCTTCGGCAGGTAGTCCGACAGTGACGCCTTGGGGGCGTATGGGGTCAGATCCGGCTTGGCGGCGTCCACCTCGCTCTTGGTGGCGTAGGTGGACTGGGCCGAAGCAGTGGTGAGGTACGAGGAGAGCTCGCTCTTCGTAGCGGCGCCGGAGACGGCAGTCGACAGAGAGTCGACACGGCCAGAGATCCCCTGGCGAGCCTGAGCTGCATCGGCCTTCGTCTCATAGGTGGCCTGGGCGTCAGCTGATGTGACGTAGGACGAGAGGGCGCTCTGAGGGGCCGCGGCGTCCGCGGTCGCCTTGACCTGGTCGATGCGCTGGCCGAGTGCGGTGTCGGCCGAGGTCATCTCGGCCTTCGTGGCCAGGTGCGAGAGGTCGGGGGCCTCCCCCTTGCCGCCGAGTTGCGCGTTAGCCAGGTCACTCTTGGTGGCGTAGACGCCTGCGGCCTCGGTCTTGGGCAGGTAGTCGGCAAGGGAGGCCTTAGTGGCGTAGGTCTCAGCGACCTGGGAGGCTGCCTGCGAGGCCGCGGTCTGGGCAGCCTCGGTGGTCTGGTAGGCGGCTAGCTCAACCTTCGTGGCGGCCTTGGGGAGGGCTTCCTCGAGTGGGGCGATGCGCCCCTCAAGGGCCGTCTTGACCGGCGCGACAGCGGCCTGGGCGGCCGAGGCGGCCTCGGTCCGGGCAGTCTGGTTGACACTGTCTACTGTGGGAGCTGCGTCCACCTTCGAGGAGACCGCGGAGACGGTGGACGACAGGGAGTCGATGCGGCTGTTGATCTGCGTGTCAGCCGACTGCATCTCGCTCTTGGTGGCGTAGGCCGACAGGTCCGGGGCCTGTCCGCCCCCACCAAGCTGCGCCTGGGCGAGGGCTTCCTTCGTGGCGTAGGTCTGAGCCGCCTCGGCGCGCGGAAGCGCCGCCCCAGCGGTTGCCGAGACGGCGTCGATGCGCTGACCGAGGGCAGCGTCTCCCGCAGCCCGCGCGCTCTCAGTGGCTAGCCCTTGGGCCGCCTGCTTGGTAAGGAATCGACTGTCAGCCCCTTCGCGGCTGTACCAGGTCAGGTCGGCCATAGCGGCGCTACCTCCAGGTGAGTACTCCATTGCCTAGGTCTATGACTTCAGACCCATTGATAGCCTCTAGTGTAGTTGCGTTGTCCACACTGCGGACACCCCTACGCGGTGCCGGAGTATCTGGCTGGGGTTGCGGCTGCGGCGGCCTCGGCTCAGGCTGCGGCTGGGGGGCGGGTGGTGGCGGCGGCGGAGTCGGCGGCAGCGCGCCTAAGAGGTCAGACAAGTCGAGAGTCTGACCGTCCGAGAGGTAGCGGGTTGTCCGAACATGCGCGCCCAAGTCACCCGGGATTGTGAGATCTATCTCATAGTTACCGGGCCTGATGGTCAGGTCCCCACCCGTCGGCGTTACCAGACGTCCATCAGGGTCGATCCGGGCAGATACACGTCCGGCAACGATCTCACGGGCCGGTAGCGGGGCTCCGAGAGCCGCCGGGGTGAAACGAATCCTCCCCATACGGCCGAGGCCGTCGGGGCCGGTGACCCGTCCGGTGACGGTAACGGTCTGGGACATCAGGGCTCCTGACGTAACGGCGTAGTCTCAGTCTTCACTCTATCAATACGAGAGTGCAATGACTGGACCTCCGCATATAGGTGGGACCTGTCAGTGCGGGCGTCATTGCGGACGCCCTCGACCTGGGTCTCGATGCGGGCCATGCGAGCGTCGTGCTCGCGGTCCGAGGCCCGCAGCTCATCGACGGACGCGGTCAAACGGCTCAAGCTGTCGAGCACGAGGGAGAACTTGCCGTCCAGGTCGTCACGCAGGTTCTCAGTGTGGTTGTTGTGGACGCCCTCCGAGGCCGACTCGGCAGCGTTCGCTGCCCGCACGACGTGGGCACTCATCCGAGTCATCCGCTCCTCAAGGCGCTGCTGCGATTTGCTCAGGGTGATCCTTAGCCAGGTGATGAGAGCGACCAGCAGGGCCGTCCCCGCCGCGATCACGTCGGGCGAGGTCAGCACTGTGATGAACGGGGACGGGTCCGACCCTGCTGGAAGCACTAGAGCGTCACCTCAGCCCGCGTGGCGCGGCGTGTAGCCGGGCGTAGAGGGGGTGTCGGTGGGGACGGCGCGGTCGGTCTCCGCCGGGGTGGCGAAGGCCTTCAGGACCGCGGCGAGGGTGGCCGTGCCGGCGATGCCGAGCGCGGTCTTCCAGTCGATGTCGACAACCGAGGAGCCGACAATGAGGGCGCCCAGCAGGGACTGGGCGAAGGTGGAGATGGACCGCTCCAGCAGACCGGACCAGAACGACTTCGAGGCGTACATCACTTGCTCTCCTTCAGGAACTTGCGAAGGGCTGCGCGGAAGCCCTTGAAAATGGGGGAACCCTCAGGCTGGGACAGGGCGTTCTCCAGCTGATGCATCGTGGCGTTGGCAGCGTCAGTGCCGGAGGACTCGCGAGCGTCGTTGGCGTCGTAGGTGAGGCGGTCGTAGAAGTCAGGCCACAGGAACTTCGGGGCGCCGAGGGCCTGCTTGTAGGCCTCCGCGATGATCCCCTCGACCTTCTGGGTCTGGCAGCCGTCCCGCAGGACCGCGTACTCACGAGAACCGTTGCGCTCGGTGTAGATGAAGAGCATCCGCTTCCTTCCATAGGTAAGGGCGGGGCCTGATGGCCCCGCCCTTAGTGTATCCCTATGAGTGGTGGAGGTTTAACCTACCGCGGAGGAGGTCAGGAGGTCTTCGGCTCGTACATGAACCGGCCGGTGTCCGCCCACGAGCGGTTCAGGGCCTCCTGCAGGACCGCACAAGTGGCGCGACCCCACTGTCCATCGATGAACTGCTCAGCAGTCCAGTCCGGAGAGAAGCGACGCCACACGTCCGACTCAGGCATGCCCGGCACCCAGTTCCACGCCCACAGCTGGAAGACGCGGTACAGATCCGGGGTCCACTGACCGTCGGCCGGGAGCTCCGTCTTGCCGGTGTAGGCCTTGATGAGGTCAGCACCGACAGCGTCGTTCAGGTAGCGAGCCAGGTTCGCCACCGCGAAGGGCTCCGGGTAGTCCCACGCGTTCATCACGCGGCGGAAGCGGCGGGCGGTCGGCGGGTCCCAGATGCCGTTGACCTGGATCACGCCGTAACCGTCCAGAGCCTGGTTGCCGGAGGACGACGTGGCGGCGAGCGAGTCCCAATCCACCGCGGTCGCGTGGAACCGGTTCAGGTCCAGTCCGCCCCCGTAGCCAGGCAGGTGCCCATCCTCGGTGTACTGGTGGATGAGCGGCGCGCCCCAGTAGGGCACGTCGGTCGGGCGCTGCGGGTCTCCGTAACCGTCGTACCGGTCCGAGTACCACTGACCGCCCGCGTACCAGAGCGGGTAGCGGGCGGCGACCTGCGACCAGTCGTAGCCGGCGGCGGCGGAGCCGTTCATGTAGATGCCAGGCCTGGCTCCGGTCCTGGACTCGACGGCCTGGAGCCAGGCGTTCGCCCAGCCGGAGCCGAGGGAGACCGCGTTCGCCTCCCAGTCGAGCCACAGGGTGGCTCGGCCCAGGTACGGGGAGACCGCCTGCACGAACGCCTCGACCTGAGCGTCCACGGAGGACGACGGGCGAGCGAAGTGGTAGAACCCGATCCGCTTGCCGCTCTGGAGGGCCTGCTGCGCCTGCGTGTTCATGTAGGGGTTGACGTAGTCGTCATCCTCGGTCGCCTTGATGATGACGAAGTGCGCCGGGATGAGCGCCAGGTCGGCCCCGCTCTGGTGCGAGGAGACGTCAATACCCCACGGCATGGAGTTGCTGGCAGGAGCCGCGGCAGGCTGCTCCGGCGGAGGGGCGGGGGTCGAGGCCTGAGCAGCAGCCGGAGCGGCGTGGGCGAACTCCGGGAACTGCTGCATGAACTTCGCGTCGTTGAAGCGGTGGCACGAGGTCCAGCGTCCGCCCTGAGTGTGGGGGTGGCTGGCATAGGCGACCGTGCGGGTCTCCTGGCCAGTCGTGTCGCCGGCGTAGCCGTCGATGGAGCCGTCCTCCGCGATCCAAGCCTCGGAGACGAGGTCGTTGGCGGCGTCAGTGACGACCACGACGTGGCCCACGCCACCCTCGTTCGCGGCCGACAGGATGATGTCCCCGTCCTGGAACCCCCCCGCGGGGCGCAGGTCAGAGTCGTTCCACGGAACCTCGTCGAAGCCGCGGGCCTCCAGCCCGCCTCGGAGGTTCCCGGTCCACAGGTCGTCGATCTCAGGCAGGGCGCGGTGGCCCCACGGCACGCCGTAGGCGACGTGCAGGCCATAGGCGACGCAGCCTGCTGCGAGGGACGAGCAGTCCGCGTTCTGCGCCGTGGTCACGTAGCCAAGCTCATCGGCGTTCGCGAACCACGTGCGGCGCTCGGGCTGGCTGTAGCCAATGTTGGCCACGTCAGCCAGGTAGCGGGCCTGGCCCGCCGTTACGGTACCTACGCTCACTTCTTCTCCTTACCGGCCAGCTCGGCCTCAAGAGCAGCAACACGCTGCTCAGCGATGACCGCCCTGCGGGTCAGGGCGGCGATCTCAAACGCCAGGGCGTCCACTACCTGGGTAGCGTCTACCTGGACGGGCTGGGGGGTCTCATTCATTGGTTCTCCTTCTGAAGCGGTGCGGGTCCATAGTAACCCCCACCTAGGTGTGTCTCCTGGAGGTCTTCAGGCTCCTCAGCGGCCTGGGCGCGCTCCTCCGGAGTCGGTGGGGCAGGCGGGAGCTCCCACATGGCCTCGCGAGCGTAGTCGCGCATGATCGGCTCGCCGGACTCATCTTCGTCCACGTCGATCATTCGGGCCCCCTTGACGAGGACCGGGACGACGGTGCCAGGGGCGCCCTTGACGTTAACCACCCACAGGGAGGGGTTGGACTTGTCGAGGGAGGCGGAGGAACCCTCAGCCCCGGTGAAGACGACCCACGGCGCCTTGGCCGAGGCGATCTTGGGGACGTAGTCGGGCAGCTCCCAGCGAGCCGTACCGTCAGCCCCGATCTCGACGTTCTCCCAGTACTCGATCCCGTCGTAGGGGCTCTCAGTGCAGCAGTGGCTGAGCCACATTCCCCCGCGAGCCTTGGTCAGCTCCGGCACACGCATGGTGAACTTCTTGTTCCCTGACATGTGGATCCCCAGGTTGTCCGCCCAGTACCCGTTGTTGTTGAACCGGAGCCCCACCTGCGTCGTGGTGGCATAGAACCCGGTCACAGTGACCGAGTTGGGGTACAGGTACGCCTGGTTGCTGTAGGCCCCGCACACGGTCTTCCCGTTCTGAATGAAGGCCGTGTTCCCCTTCTGGACTACCAGGTCAGCCCCGTCAACAGACATTCCACCGTTGTCGCGATACAGGTACCAGGTCGCCGAATTGTCGTCCGCGTACCCGACGCCGTACACGCTGACCCTGACCGACTCTGGGGACACGTGCATGTTCGAGGGGATACCTCGGGCCGCGGCGGACTTCCACGGGGACTGGATCCGGACTCCGGGAACCCCCTGAGGGTTCGCCACCAGGAAGATGGCCCCGTCGTTCCACGAGTCATCGCGCTTGGAGGAGAACGCGAGTCCGACCCCGGCCCGCCAACCATCGTTGTAGTCGGTTCCGGTGCTGTGCCACGTGATGTCGTTGAAGAACGTCTCAGACCAGGTGTCAGCGCGCCCTAGGCGGCCCGCGATCTCGATGGACCCAGTACGGGCGCTGACTCGCAGCGTCCTCGTCCCGTACGCGTCGAAGACCTCCATACCCTCGGAGTTGATGTGGAGACCGCGGTTAGGGGTCCTGGACGTCTGGAGCGTGGCCCCGGTGATCACCTGGCCGTCGATGGCGCCGGCCTGGATATTGTCCGCGGTGATCGAGTTGGCGGCGAGCATTCCGGCCCGGATCTTCTCGAACTCACCCTCGGAGGAGGTGATGATCCTGGTCCAGATGTGTTGGGCGGTGGCGTTCACGAAGGAAGCGTTGCCGGTCACAGTCAGCTGGTCGGTGGTGAGCTCGAGGAACCGGCCCACATCAGAGGCGATCTTCCGGGCTGCGAGCTCGGAGATGCTGGCCGAGCCGGCCGTGAGCCGGCCCACGTCCAGGTTGCTGATCTGCTCGCTGGTGACACGCATCCGCTCCCAGGTCGAGCCGTTCCAGCGCCACTCCGCAACGATGTCGAGAGTGACGGCGTCCTGCACGCGGCACGTGTCGCCGAAGGTCTCTCCGTCGAAGGGTGGGCGGTCGTCGGCAGTGCCCTTGATGTAGAACACCTGACCGAAGGAGGTGCGCATGCGGCGCACGGCCCCCTCGATAGCGGCCGAGGTTAGCTTGGAGACGGACTTCTGGTAGTCGTCACCGGCCTCCTCCCAGCGCCACCCCTTCGGGGAGTAGACGACGGTGGAGCCTGGGGCGGTGCGGGTGTTGGTAGGCGTCGAGTGCCCTGGGGAGGCGAAGCCCGGGGTGGTCACATACTGCCCACCCTGGGCGTTCTGGTCCGCTGCTGCGGGGTTAACGGGTCCTGGCAAGGGTGTCTCCTAGATCGAGGTCAGATCGGGTGCGGGGCGGCGGGGCTCAGATCCGGCCGGCGGGGTTGCCGGTGCGGATGAGGTACTCCAGAGCGAAGTACGGCGGCCGGTTCTCGTGGGCCTGGCCGCTACCAGATGATGTGGTGGTCAGGCCGGAGACTGAGCCCTGCTCCGTCGTTGACAGAACCTGCCAGCCAGAGCCGCCTCCGACGTTGGACGCGTACATGCCGACGCCGGACTTCTGGGCCTGGCCGGCCTTGCCGGTGACGTCGTGGCTGTGGACCGGCATCTGAGCCGCGGTCAGGGCGACGGTCTGAGAACCTCCAGTGTCGCCAAGGGAGTAGCCGGTACCGACACCGACCAGGAACCGTCCAGACAGGTCCGGCACCTTGAAGTTGTTGGAGTTGGTGGTCCCGTACTTGGTGCCGATCAGGCGGAACAGGTCTGCGTACTGAGTACGGTCCAAGGTCTGGCCGTTGCACAGGGCGAAACCGGTCGGAGCCTGACCGCCGACGAACGGGAAGATAGTGCCAACCGGGATCAGGGCAGCCAAGGCCGCGGAGAGGTCCGCCGCGGCCTTGGTTACGTCAGCCTTGGTCAGGGACCTCTCCTGCAAGATCCGGTTCTCGACGTTCGTCACACCCTGGGTGGCCGCGGAGATGCCTGCCTCGATGCGGGTCAGGTCCGCGGCTGTGATGCGGGTCTCCCCCGCTCCAAAACCGTCGCGCCACTGCTTGGTCGCTACGTAGGGCTGCATAGTTATCTGTCACCTTCTGCTCTGAGGACGAACACGCGGCCATCGGGGGAGATCCACGTGCTGGCGCCAATTTTACCGGCGTCGGGAGGCACCGGACCGGCGTCGACTAGGGAGGTGGCCACCTGCGTCATGGCCTCCGTCAGGTGCTTCATCTCCTTGAGCGTTCCCTCACGGGCGGCGCGCTGCATGGCGTCGGAGTTCTTCAGCTTCTCCTCGACCTGCCTCGCGATCGCGTCCGCGTCGATGTTCTGCTCGAGGGTGATGCGGGCACCCCTCGACCACTCGGAGAAGTTCTTCGAGCGGTCGTAGGCGCGGAACTTGACCTCGTACTCCTTGATCTCGAGGCCCGCGAGGTTGGTCCGCTGCATCGGGTATGGCAGCTCAGTGAACTTCAGCGGAGTCCCGCCCGGCGGGTGGACGGACACCTCCACGCCTGCGAAGTCCGCAGGCATGCTCTCATTGTTGGCGCCCTTCCCGTCCCAGTAGATGCCGAGGACGCCGAGGGTCTGGCTCAGGCGGGGCGTGGAGGGCACCGGAGGCGGCTCCACGTCGGTAGCCATCGTGACTGTGATCTCCTCGGACCAGGCTCCGAAGGCGTCAGCCGTCATGGCCCGGACCTTGAAGGCGTAGCGCTCCCCCGGGGCGAGGCCCCCCAGATCGGCCTGATTCGTCTTGGAGAACGAGATCGGGCCGGTCAGGTTCGGGATCTCCCGGTAGGAGATGTCGTAGCCGGTCACGTCGACCGCCCCGCCGAGGGTGTCAGTCTCGACCGGGAGCCAGTGCAGGGAGGCGACGGCTGTAGGCCACCCGTGGACGCCGATGACTGCCTGCGAGGAGATGTTAAGGCCCTGCGGCGGCAGAGGCCGGTACTTGCTCTTCGGCACCTCGGGGCGAGGGTTCTTCCCGTCGGAGTTTACCGCCCCGAGGATGCCCTTCTGCTTCTTGGCCAGCCTGGCCAGCAGGTCGTCCAGGACGGTGCCGAAGGTGGTGTGCCCCTGGCAGCGGCCGTTCTCAGTGATGGACACTGAGATCTGAGTCACGCGCATACGCTCAAGACCGTACCGGCGGTCGACCTGAATCCAGTCACCGAGCTGATAGTCCTGGAACGGGAACCACTGGACGTCCTCAGCCTCCCACTCGCGCTTGACCTCCTGCGCCGCACTGGCGCCGGTCTTCAGAGTGAGATTAGCGACCGCGCGGGCGGTGGTCTCCAGCTCGACACCGCCGGCCTCCACGACCTTCTCGGTGCGGGGAAGGTCGGCAGGGGCCTCCGGGTTCTTGAAGGTCCACAGCAGGCCCCCCTCGCCCTTGACCAGGACGTGGGTGCACAGCTTCGACCAGTCGAGCTTCTCCGGAGCCGACGTGGTGCCAGAGTTCAGGCGCCACACGACCGACGAGTTCTCGCGGTTGAGCGCCGCGTCAGCGTTGTAGACCTGGAGGGTGCGGCCGCGCCACCGGTAGTCGATCATGCCCATGTTCATGAGCGACTCGAGGATCGACTTCAGGGAGATGGTGGGGTCGAAGGCTACGCTGGTCTTGAAGGCCCAGGGCTGCCCGGCAGAGTCCTGCGTGGTGGTGAAGTCCATCTCCAGGCCCTTGCCCCACCCGCGCTTGACGGCGGCGTCCCAGATCGTGCCTAGGATGACGCCGGCGGTACGGGAGTTGAACTTGTACTTCCCATCCTTGTCCTTAGCGACAGCCGGGACCGACCACACGAGAGCACCCTCGAGGCGCTGACCGATGTGGATGAACTGGGCGGTGCGGTGCTCCGTACCGTCCTCAACCAGGTTCCACTCCGAGGAGAGGTTCATGAACCGCGCGTTGGGCGGCTCCACCCAGTTGGTGCCGTCATAGGTGAGCTCGACAGCCACCTCAACCATGCGGTCGAGGAGGTCGCCGCGGACGCCCTGCTCCCCGTTCGGGTAGGACAGGGTCAGCGAGGGCGTGGACTGGCGCGGGCACGTGAACGTGCCGGCGAGGACGTCCGGGAGGACGCCGATACGGGCCCCCGCCTCCTCGTACGCGACGTACCGCATGCCGAGGCCCCGAGGGAAGCTCGCGAGGCGAGGCATCAGTAGGACCTCCTCGCGCGGATGTAGCCGGTGCAGTTGAACGCCGACACCGAGATGCGGCCCGAAGTGTCAGGGTCGAGGCGGAATCCGTCCAACCCCATCGAGATCTCGCCGTCTGCCGGGCGGGCCCCGTTGTCGACGGTCCAGTCAGCTGATGGGTTCTTCCAGGCGCGGTAGTTAGCCACGTCCACGAGGAGACGCTCGGCCCCCTGGAGGGCGCCGTTGAATGTGAACGTGGTGCCGGACACGTTGTCCTTCAGGGAGCACGAGGAGCCAGACGGTGACAGCATCAGCCACGGGTCCGGGATCGGCATGTTCCCGCCAGCCAGTGGGCCCAGGTCGTTGAGGTTCGCGACGGTCGGCTGGGGGTCACGCCACAGACCAGACGTCACCTCGAAGGTGGCCGTCAGCTGGGCGATCTCCGCCTCCGGGTCGATCGTCGGCTCGATGGACGAGGACAGGCGCACGTCGGCCACCTTCAGGAGGTTGCCCTGAGGCTTGTAGCCGAGCTGCTGCATGCGGCCGAAGGCCGTCAGGCGGCCGAGCAGGGCGCGGAGGTTGAACTCCAGCTGGTTCAGGCCGCCCTTGCAGCGGTTCCCGTTACGCCCGTCCTCCCAGGAGAACACGGAGAACTTCAGGACAACGGTGGCGGGCTTCAACACCCGGGCCGGGATCGGCAGCGAGCCGAACCTGTTCGGGATGTCCACCGAGATACGCCAGGGCTCGCCCCGGGTCGACAGAGTCGTCTCCGAGGCGAGGACCCAGCGCATCTTCTCGTCATCCAGGTCTACACCGTCGAGTGAGTAGATGGCCATGGGTGGGTGACCTCTCAGATCAGTGCTGCCAGGCGGATCCCCTCGGCAACCTCATCACGGGTCTTCGAGTCCGCCTTGGCCTGCGGATAGTGGTTTGTGATGTTGATGGTAGCACCCGATTGGTTCTGCTTATCGATGCCGTTGGCGGCCGTGCTGGACGACTTGAACTTCCCACCGCGGGCGCTCGCGCCCTGCATCGGCTTCACGTTCGCCGTCGCGTTGAGGCCGATCGTGGCGGGCTTCGTCAGGTCGTCGGTCAGACCCTGGAGGGAGCCTCGGACGGCCCCGTACTGGGACTCCAGGCCCTTGATGAAGCCCTGCATGATCAGCTGACCCGCAGGCTTGAGCAGGACCTTGTCGACAGGCTCCGGACCCTTCCAGGACGGGAGCATGCTGGTCAGGCTGGAGAGCTTGCTCTTCACTGCGCCGATCATCGAGGAGATACCGTTGATCAGACCCTGGATGATCTTCTTACCCGCGTCGAGCAGCCAGGAGCCCGCGTTGGAGAAGACGTTCTTGATGCTGTTCGGGAGGTTCCGGACGGTGTTGACCGCGCTGCTGATCCAGTTCCTGATCGTGCTGACCAGGGACGACCACATCGACGAGGTGAAGCTGACGGCGCTGCTCCAGGCATTGCTGAGGAAGCTTACGACCGAGGAGCAGAAGCTGGTCACCGTATTGATGATGACCCTCCCGACACCCATGATGATGTTGCCAAGCAGGTTCCACGCGGCCTGAGCGATGGCCACGATAAGACGGCCGAAGCCGGTGAAGGATGCAATCATGAAGTTCGTGAACCCCATGAAGATGCCCTTCAGGCCCTCCCAGCACTTGCTCCAGTCACCCGTGATGAGACCAGTCACCACGTCGATGATCCCCTTGAGGATCTGCATCTGAGCCTGAGCGATGGCAGCGATCCCGGAGAAGACTGCCTGGAAGATCGGCATGAGCGCCTGCACGACAGTGCCGACCAGTTGGAGGGCGGGGATCAGCAGCGCCGTGAGGGCCTGTAGCAGCGGCTGTAGGAGCGGGACGATCATGGCGAGCAGCTCGGTGATGATCGGGCCGAGGACCGCGAACAGCTCGGAGATGATCGGGACGAGAGCCTGGATGACCGGCATGAGCGCGGCCGCCAGCTGCTCGATGATCGGGGCCAAGAGACCCGCCAGCTGGGTGATGACGGGGGCTAGCTGAGTCATCAGCGTGGCCAGCAGCGGAGCGATAGCCGCCAGCAGCTGACCGGCCACTGTCGCGATCGCGCCGAAGGCCGCCCCGAGGGCGGGCATGGCCGGGGCTAGCGCCTGGACGGCAGTCAGGACGTTCTGGAAGAACGACACGAGGCCGCCCTGGAAGGCGGGGTCCTGGAGCGCAAGGGAGATACCGTTGAGGCCGGTCTGGATGATCTGCCCGATGAGGGGAAGGATCGTGGAGAGGGTCGGGGCCAGGGACACGAAGGCGGTACCCAGGGAGCCGACTCCCTGGAAGGCCAGGTTGGCAGCCGTCGCCATGGACGAGAAGATGGATGTCAAGGTCCCCTGCCAGAGGGGACCGTTGATGGCCTGGTTGGCCCGGTCGAGGGCGGACGCGATGGAGTCGATCGGAGCGGACCCCGCGGCCATCGCGGTGAACAGGCCGCCGATGATCCCGCCTAGGTCGAAGACGATGTTCTTCAGGGTGCCGAAGGTCTTCGCGGCGCCCTGGATGGCCTGGTCCATCTCGCCGGTGGCAATCTTCGCCTGCACCCAGTTCTGGAAGCTGTAGGCGACGCCGTTGGCCCAGCCTGCGATGGCCGGCAGGTACTTCGCACCGACCTCGCCCAGCGACAGCAGCGCGTCGGTGAAGGCGCCCGCACCGTCACCCCCAATGTCCAGAGCCTGGCGCAGGTACTCCAGCGAGGCTGCGAAGCCGGGGATGTGGTCGGTGGCAGCGTCAGCGACGGCGGCCGCCATCGCCCCCATCTCAGCAGCCACGCTGGAGATGGAGGGCCCGAGCGCGTCGAGGGCGCTGTTGGCGAAGTTGCGTACCGCATCGGCCGCCTCGCCCCAGAAGTTGAGGGAGATGTCCTGCTGGAGGGCGGTGAAGCGGGGTCCGAGGTCTGCCAGGACGTCCTTCGCGTCCTTCATGGCGGCTACGAAGATGCCGATCCCAGCGCCGGCGGCTCCGAGGATTCCGGGCAGGGCCAGAAGGGCTGGTAGAGAATGGGCGACTCCGACGCCGAAGGCGGAGACGACACCGAGGCCGGAGCCGAGGATCGAGATCAGGCCCCCCGCTGCCACCCCGACCGAGGCCATCTTGACGGCGACCGTGTCCAGGTTCGTGAACAGGTCGCTCAGAGAATTCTTCAGGTTGCCGAAGATGTTGCCGCCGGCCAGGGCCTTCAGCTGAGCAGCGACCTTGGCGATGCTGGCCTGCGCCAGGCGGGCGTGGATGTCCACGAAGTAGGGCTTCTTAGTGAGCCTGGCCAGGTCGAAGCGGGCCTTACCGTCGTCCAGGTCGGCGTTGACGGTGGCCTTACCGTCGAGCTTGTTGAGCTCGTGCTTGATCTTCTTCTTGGACGCCTCTGACAGGTGAGCCTCGGTGTCGATCTTGGCTCCGAGGGCCTTGATCTCTTCGCGGATCTTCTTGGCGGAGGCCGTGTCGAGCTCAGGCTTGGCCTGGAGCCGAGCGTCTATCTTCTCAACCTCGGCCCGGATCTTGTTCTGGGCAGCCTTCTCCAGGGACGCGTTGACCTTGAGATCGCTCTTGATGTTGGCGATCTTCTCCTTGATCTCAGCGATGTCCGAGCCATTGATCTCGACCTTCGCGTCGATCTCCGCGTCGATGCCCTTCAGGTCCTTGATCGCCTTGGCCTGAGACTGCTTGTCCAGGTCGACGCGGGCCTTGATCTGGGCCTTCATCTCGTCGAGCTCGCGACCCAGCTTCGCCACCGCGTTGTCATCCAGGACAGGTTTGACGGGGGCGCGGGAGTCCATTTGGCGCAGTTGGCGCTTGATGTCCTCGATGTCCCGCTTGGAGATCTCGGCGTGGGCCTGGCCGCGGGTCTGCCCGATGGCCCGCTCGATGCGGCGCAGGTCCTTGGGGTCGATGCGGGCGTTGACCTGCAGCACGAGCCCGTCGAGGGCGTCCTTGACTGAGTCGCGCATGTCGCGCGCCCACTTGTCGGCAGCACGCTCGATGCGCTTGCCGATCTTCTTGAGGCTCTTCTCAATGCCTCTCTCAGCGTCGCCGCGGAAGTCCCGCGCGTCAGCGCCTACCTCTACAACGACCTCGCCGATCTTGTCTGCCACGGGTCCCCTCCCGCTCGTACGTCAAGCGGGCGGCATCGCGGCCCGACAACTGTCTGAGGCCATGATACCGCCCGCATAGGCGTTGGTTATTGGTGCTGTCACATCCCTAGGGATGACTTAAGGGCTCCGAAGCCGCTGGACTCGTTGCCGGAGTACCAGGGACTGCGAGGATCAGTGACCTCGACGCCCTTCGGCGGCATCCACAGCTCACGCTTGAGCTTGTCCGAGTCGCCCTCCTCCGTCTGGTTGCGGGTGAGGATCCACCACATGACGTGGCAGAAGCGGTCCAGGGGGAGACACTCGAGGTCGATTCCGTGACCGAGGCAGAAACCGTCGATGTAGTCCCACTCGGAGTACGCGGAGGCCAGGAGCCTCTGGATCACATAGTAGGGTTTCCGCCGCTCTCCTCCATCACGGCGGTGATGAGCTCGACGATGTCGGGGATGTCGAGGTCGTCGGTAGCGCTCTTCAGGCGCTTGGTGACCTCGGAGCCGACCTCCTTGCCGAACAGGACGTGGTTCCACTTGGCGAGGGCCTCGATGAGCTTCTCAGCGTCCTCGCCGGCGTCCTTCAGCGCCTGCGAGAGGAAGACGGCCACGGAGGCCTTCGGGGGGCGGACCTTGTACTCGGTACCGACCAGCTCGACGTCAATGAACTTCCGGGACTTGCCGGGGATCGTGATAGTAGCCATGAGGCAAGTCTAATGGAAGTCAGAGGGTCTGATAAGCCTTGCCGCATTCCGCACGAAGTGGGCGCCCTTGACACCACGCACCCACTTGGCGAACACGGTTGAGCGGGAACCCTTCGGGTTGAAGGCCATGAACCGCTTCGTGGCAGGGCCGTGAGCCCTCGTGCCGTACTCCTGGTAGGCGGCGTACGGCGTACGAGCTCCAACGGTGAAGCGAGGGTAGAGCGGCGAGCCCCCGGTCACGCGCTGAATTGTGACGGAGTTCACCATGCGGCCAGTGTCCACGCGCCCGGCGGACTTGATGTTGCGCTGGATGCGCCCCTGGGTCCGCCTGGTCGCCTTCAGGGCGGCCTTTTTTGTGATGTCTGCCACCTTATCAGTGCGGATGGGGCCCTTGAACCGGATCCGGACGTACGTCACGGACAGTTCACCTTCACCGAGAAGGTCCATTCACCCGACACGCAGCCACCCTCGGGGCCCTGGGCCGACCACTCCATGTCGGAGGCGTTGGTCTGTGACGTGAGGAACATGCCGAGGTCCGCCATGTCCTGATGCAGGACGGCGGCGTCAGCCGTCAGGTCATAGGGACGCGGGCCGCGCCCACGATCGTCCACGACCTCCACGCAGCGCAGCGTGCCGAGAGCTAAGGTCGCCAGCCAGTACCGGATCGAGCAGTGGTTCCCGTCCGCGGCGGGAGGGCCGAACACGGGGGTGACGGTGACGGTGCGCACGTACAGGTGCCCAGTGCAGCACTCGTCCCACGCCACCTCGGCCCCGGGAGCGACGTAGGCGTTGGAGACGGCGTTGGACAGGGCCTGAGCGCCGCCCTTCAGCAGGGCGAGGGCGGTCGTGTGCACGACCGACGGAGTGGGTGAGGAAACGCGTCCGGACAGGGCGGCGTAGTCCTCAGCCCGGGCTCGGCGGGAGCGGTTGAGGCGGGGTGCGGGGCTCACCAGATCACCGAGCCCCAGCGCGACGGGGAGGCGGGCTGCCTGCGCACGTAGTCGTCAGGGTTGTAGGCCCGTGCGACCTGGCGCGGCTTGCGGATCGAGGCGACCCACGAGTCGACCAGCCAGATGCCAGTGCGCCCCTCAAGCATGTCGTCGAACTCGTCCTGCACCTGGACCGTCACGCCCTGACGGGTGACCGACTGGAGGCGGGCAGGCAGCGCGCAGTCGCGGTCCATGCAGGCGGCCTTGGCGAGCTCAAGGGCGAGGACGCCCGCAGCAATCTGCCCGCCCTCGGGGACCGGGACGCCCTTGGAATAGCGGATCTCCCAGGTACCCTCCTCGGTGACGTCCCGAGAAAGGTCTTGTACTGAGGGGAATACAGCCGGAACCTCGATACCCGGCGCGGCGGTCCTGCCGGTCAGGACGACGGTAGAGCGGTTGTACACGCGGTAGGCGTCCTGCGGGAGCGCCCGCCCGTCGATGCGGATCTGGTGGACGCGGTAGACGTTGCCGGGGAGCACGATGGAGCGGCAGCCGTGAGCGCACGCGCACACCGGCCCGCACACGCCGCATACGACGTCGTGCAGCGCCCCGCCCAGCCGGACCGGGGCGAAGGTGCTGCGCAGGTACGAGGTGCCTCGGTAGGTCGGCTGCTGGTGGCCGGCCAGGGGCTCTGGACGCAGGGACACGATGTCGGTTCCGAAACGGCGCCCGGTCCACTCCCACAGCAGCTGGGTGGCCATGGCCTCGAAGGTGTCCTGCTGCTCTGGACGCCCGGCCTCGTCGAGGTACTCCTTGAGGTCCTCGCACGCACTGTAGGAGACCGGCCAGTCTCCCGGGCCGTAGCCCTGCTCTACTACATCCATGCCCTCTCCTACAGTGCGTGCGGTGCGGGATGGCTACGCCGCCATAGGCGGTGCCCGCTGCAGTGAGTATACCTATAGGCCTCTCTGATGGCTCTAGAAGGCGCCTAGGAGCCACGTAGACGGCCTGGAGAGTGGGGAGCAGGTACAGACAGCCCCTCAGAGCCTTGTGAGCGTCTGAGGGGCTGTCAGCGCGGGGGAGGAGGGGCCCGCAGGATGTGAGGTGGCCGTCAGCCTACCATCACGGGACGGTGACCGGCTGGTCGCTGTCCGGCGGCGGGGCCAGCGCGGTGTCGATCATCAGCAGGTGGTCGAGCGGGTCGAGCGCGGTCGGGAGCTTGGCGTTCTCGTAGCCGCCGCCGCCCTGCTTCGGCTTCTTGACGACGTCGTAGGGGCCGGTGCCCCAACCGTTACCGGACTTGGTGACGGCCCCGGTCATGGAGAACGTGATGGCATCCTCACCGGTGACCTCGATGTCGCCGATCGTACCGGCGGTGATGAAGGGCAGCAGCAGGTAGCCGCTGGCGTCCTCAGCACCGGCCGCGCAGGCCTGGCCGGACAGGCCGGTCCACAGCTCGAGGGCGAACTTCTTCTCGATCTTGCCGTAGGCGACCTTGAAACCAGCGGTGTCGCCAGCGTGGTCGAGGTACTTCGTCGCGTTGGTGACGATGTCCAGGACCGAGGGGTTGACACCACAGAACTCCAGCTCGAGAGTGAAGTACTTGAAGGTGTTGGACTGCTTCTCGTTGACGCACAGCGATCCGTCGGCCTTGCGGACGGTGATCTCGGTGCCGTCCTCGACCTCAGCGGCCAGCTTGACCGACACGAAGCCGGAGGTGGCGACCGGGTGGTGCTGCGCCTTGTCGAAACGACCGCAGGTGTCCAGCGGGGTCACGCGGATGCGCTTGCCCAGGACGGGGGTGTATGAGTGAGTTCTGGCCATGGCTCAGCGCTCTCCTTCGTACGTGACTTGGGTAATGGTGTAGACCAAGGCCGCCGCGAGAACGGCCAGGGCGATTGATGCCTTGCGGGAGATCACTCTTCCGCCGCCTTCAGGTCGAGCTGCGGGATGCCGGCGTCCACGGTGACCCGGAACGCGTCCCACTTGTTGAAGCCCAGGACGTACTGGCGCTCCGCCACGCCAGTGAGCTCGTTCTGGTCCGCGTTGAAGCCGCCACCGCCGCTGGTCGAGGTGAAGGCGCTGCCACGGTAGATGACGATCGGGCCGGTGGCCACGATCTGCATCTCGTCCGAGTAGCCCGCACCAACGACGACCGGAGTGCCGAGGCGGGTGGTGAAGCCCCCGCCGCGGGCGTCCTTGATCAGCTTGGCGTTGGCCAGGATGCTGGCCAGACGGCGAGGGATGTGCAGCGTGGGCTGGAAGCCGTACTGCGCGGCGTAGTGCTCCAGGACGGCCAGGCCCTGACTCAGGTCGAGCTTCCCGCCGCCCTTAGCGGCGTAGGAGCGGACCTTGTTCAGGCCAAGCCCTCGCGATGGGGCCCCGGTCCACAGAGCCTGCTCGACAGCGTGCTCCTCCTGAGTCAGCAGCCGAGCTCCGGCGACCTGGGTCGCCTCCGCCGGGGAGTGGTCCAGGACCGTGGTTCGGAAGGCTGCGTACACGGTGAGCGGGAGCTGCGACTCCAGGGCGAGGCCCTTCGGGTTGGTCAGCGTCTTCGGCAGGCCCGGGACAGCGCCGGGGCTCTGCCACTGACCGATGGCGCCTAGCTGGTCGCGCTCCACGTCCTCCCACGTGACGCCGTTCTCCCATCGAACCGAGGAGTCCTCGATGGGGGAGAACTGGGAGAAGAGCCCGCCGGGCAGGGGCGGGGCAGTCGGGGCGCCCACCCGCTGCTTCGGTGCGATGATCGGCATGTGTCCTCCTTGCTGGACGGTGATGGCTAGGGATGGTCACGGGGCGGGCGGGGACTTGCCGCCGCCCGCCCCGGAGTCATCACTTGGCCGGGTCAGCCGTGCCGTTGGCGAGGAGCTTGATGCCGGTGCCAGTGCCGCCGTTCGGGTTCAGCGGGACGGTCACCACGCGGGCGTCGTGACCGCGCTTGGCGACCAGGTAGCCCTCCTCGGTGAACAGGGCGGTGTAGTCGTTCTGGCCGAGCAGCGTCGAGTCGTAGACGGTGTCCAGGGTGATGACGTCCTGGCCGCCCTTGACGAAGGTACCCGCCGAGTAGAGCAGGAACTTGACGGAGGCGCCCCAAGCCTTGAACGCGCCGGCCTCGCCGGTGATGGCCTGCCAGTCGTACACGAACTGGGGGTTGACACCACGGCTCTTGAACCAGGCGTCGATGCGGCTGTCCGGAACGTCGGTGAGGTCGACGCCCTGGCGGCGGGACAGGTCGGTGCGGATGGCGCCGCGGACCCAGTAGGGGAAGATCGCCTCGAGGGTCGTGGAGCGGCTCAGGCGCTGCGCGTAGCGGTAGTGCTCGACCTGCAGCTCGATGGCAGTGAGCACGGGGGCGAGGGCGCCGATCTGGCCGGCGTCCATGGAGACGGCGGTGGACTTGGCCTCCATGGCGGTGATGATGCGCTCGCTCATCTTGTGCTCGTGAGCAACGAGGGCGCCGCGGATGGTGCGGGCGACCAGCTCAGGGTAGCCGCGCTGCTGGAGCAGGCCGGCCTGGATGTGCATACCTGCTGCGGAGAGGCGGACCTCCTCGAACTCGGTGCAGGGCACGCTGTAGACGGGCTTGGCTCCGACCTTGTTGGTCGGGTCGGTGGCGGAGGTGGGCTGGTACTTGCCTGCCTTCGCCTCCTCCTCGGTGAAGTTGAAGGAGGGAGCGGCGTACAGGTCAGCGAACTTGGGGCCCTTGGTGAACTTGATGCCGCCGCGGGTCACGTTGATCTCAGGCAGGGAGACCAGGCCGTCACGGGACTCGTCCTCGAGCAGGTCGTAGACGGTCTCGGAGGGGGCGCACCAGCCACCGGCGGCCACGAGGGAGCCGCCGGGCAGGTTCTTCTCGTTGACGGCGAAGGCCATTGCGGCCTCGGCGGACTCGGGGGAGCCGACGGTGGCGCGCTCGTCGAAGGACTTGCGGACGACGGCGAGGCTGTGACGCTCGCTCATCGCGCGGCCGGCACGGGCTGCGGCGCCGTAGGCGCCGGAGTTGAAGCCCTGGAGGCGGCGGTCGAGGGCGACGGCCAGGTCCTCGAAGGAAGCGTCAGAGTCGGCCGCGAAGCCGGGGACGTCCGCCACGGTCAGGCGGGCGCGGGAGGTGTCCTCCACGGTGGTCTCCTCAATGGTGGTGGGTGCAGGTGCGGGGGTGTGCCGGCGGATACCGGACAGCTTGATGGGGCCGCGAGGGGCGGCGGCGGTGACGACCTCAGCCTCAACAACGGGTTCGGCGGGAGCCTCGACCGGCTCGGCGGCGGCGGTCTTGGCCTTCTTCTCGGCCTCGTCCTTGTCGGCCTCGGGGGCAGGCTTCTCGGCGGGGGCCTCGTCGGACTTCTCGGCGGGGGCGTCCTCGCTCTCGGCGGGGGCCTGCTCCTCGTCGTCCTTGGGGGCGGGCTTGTCGGCGCCGATCTTGGCGGCCAGCTCGGCGGCCTTCGCGCTGCGGGCGGCGGCGGCCTCCTCGCGGGCGCTGATCTCGGCGGACAGAACCTCGATCCCGTCGGTCAGGGTGCCGAGGGTGTCCAGGTCCTCGTCAGAGAAGGAGCCGTTGGCGTAAAGGGTCTGGAAGGCGTCAACGGCCTGGGAGCGCATCTCAGCGAGAGCGTCGTCGGCCAGGTCGGACAGGTTCTCGGGGATCTCCAGGTCGAAGGTCTCGACCGGAGCGTCCTCGCCCTGGTCGGCGAAGACGGTGATGTCGAAGTGCTTGCGCATGTTGAGGGGTCCTCCGTGTTCTAGGTAACACGAGGCCCTGCTGCCATGCCGTCTGCCCAAAGGATACACCTATGAGTGACGAAGGCCTTATAGGTGATCCTCCGGCAGGTACGACGAAGCCCCTCACCGCCATGAGCACACGGTGAGGGGCTTCGCCGGATCCACCCAGCGTCAGGAGTCCATGAGACCTCTAACGGGAGAAGCATAGCCTATGGCTATGGGAGCCTCCAAGGGTGATTAGAACCGGGTGATTGGGCTGGAGTCCTTGGAGCCGGAGCCGGGGAGGGTCCCGTCAGCCAGCGGCTTTGAGGTGGTTCCGAGGGGCTCTGGTGAGCGTCCACAACCGCATCCCATGATTTGTGTTCCTTTCGTCAGATGGTTCCGAGGCGGCGGGCCATGGCAGCCGCCTTCGCCAGTGTACCCGCGCGCTCGACGCGGGCACGCATCTTGTCCGCGGCGGTGGCGCGCTGGAGGTCCTTGCGACGCTCGGTCTCGGCAAGGCGCTTCAGGTACGAGATGTCTCCGAGGGACAGACCGTTCTCGCCGATCGGCCCGTTCGAGGGGTGCAGGGCGCGGGACGCTGAGTCGTCGTGAGCCACGACACCCGAGGCCTGAAGCGACTTCACCTCGCCAGAGGCGAGCAGCCCCTTCGGGCGCGGGACAGGGAAGCCCGGCACGTTGACGGCCAGGGCACCGACGAGCTCGAGGGAGCCGCGGATCGTGCGCCAGTCGCCAGAGATCGGGGCGGAGCGGGCGACGCGGACGCGCTCGGCGGGGATCCCCGGGCGCAGAGAGCCCGCGACCCAGATTCCGTAGGCGTCCTCACCGGCAGCTACGTCCGCGAACACGTAGCCGGTGTTGTCGTAGTGGGCCGCGGCCTGGGAGGCCGAGTCCCGGGGTCCGGCGTGGCCAGTGTCCATTGTGAGATGTCCCACAGCTACGGACGTACCCTCAGCGGTCTGAAGGGCCCCGGTGCGGAAGTAGGCGTAGTTCGAGGGGCTGGTGGGCGGCTCAACGCACTTACCGATCTGGCCGATGTGGCAGGTGCCCCAGGCGGCGATGTGACCGTAGACGCGCCCGTCGTCCTCGATCACGAGGGCGGTAGGGCCGGTCAGGCCGGGGTCCTTGAACCACGCCTCCGGAGGGGCAGCCGGGATGGCTGCGGCAATCAATGCATCGCGGTTCAGCGGGTCCGCATCCTCTGAGCGAGCGAAATCTGCCTCAGAATCGGCGTTCTCGCCGCTCTCGGGGGGCTCAGCAGGGGTCGGGACCTGCCCGGCGGCGTAGACGCGGGCCGAGGCGAAGGCAGGGACGGCTACGAGTGTGGCGGCGCGCAGTCGCGCAGACTCGATGACGGTGACCTCGTCTGAGGAGGACATGGATGCCACCTTGACGCGCCCCTCCTCGTCAGCCTCGGGGGAGCCGTCAGTGTCATCATCAGCTGCGGCCAGGTCGGCCTTTGCCATGATCCTGAACGTCACGTCATCGGTGTCGATGGAGACCCCGTTGGACATCTTCTCCGAGACCTGGCGGTAGGCCTCCGTGCCGACTGCTGAACCGAGGTCGAAGGTGCCAGTGGCGTAGATGTCGCCGTTGTCGCGCCGCTCCACCGCCTCGATGCGGCCGCAGACCTCGGCACCGTCGTGACCGCCGACGTCCTTGAACGCCACGCGAAGCGGGATTGGTAGCTCGTCCCAGCGCAGGGCGCCTACCTCGATGAGGCGGCCGTCACCGGTCTGCTCTCCCTCCCGAGCGATGACACCCTCCCAAGCCCCATCGGGCTCGGAGGTTTGGGCGTCAGCCGGCGCCTCGTTGGCGGGCGGGGCCGGCGGGAGCTCGGAGAACTCCCCAAGACGGCGAGCCGTCTCCTCGATGTTCAGTCTCATGGCTGTCCTTTCAATGTCTGAACGGGATGCGAACCTGATTCTAGGCTGGTCCGGACGCATCCTCGCGTCGGTCGGGATGAGGATGCACCGGCAGTTGATCGTCTCCTCCGGAGGGCCTGCCGGGTCCCCGGGGTAGGCGAGGAGCGATTTGCCGACGTGGTAGGGGTGGCCGAGCTCCTGAATCTGCCCGTCGGCCTCGACGTGCGAGGGGCGGACGCGGGCGTCGTGAACGGTCATCCAGCGTAGGCCACCCCGCTTCCGGGCAAGGTCCGAGGTGGCCATGCGGTGGGCCGCGTTGGCCGTGGCCGCAGTGCGGGCGGCGGAGCGCAGGCGGGCGGCGTAGGCCGACGTGGTCTCATCCGAGGCTCGGGACACGCGGAGCAGGCGGCCGAGCTCGATCTTCGTCTTACGGTCGCCCCAGCCCTCAGCGATGGAGCGCTTGAGAAGGTCGCGCACGTCGTTGTAGACGGCTACAGGCAGGCCCGACTCCTCCAGGATCCGCTGCACGGTCGCGTACTGCGGGAGCCGGCGGCCTCGCCTGGGGTCCGTGACGAGGTCCCGGATCGCCTGCTGCCAGGCCCGACGCACGGACGTCCACGCGAAGGGGTTGGGGAGGCTGTCGCCCGCGGCCAGCAGGACCGGGGCCAGGAGGGCCTTCGAGGCCTCGGACCGGACGGAGGTGAGGAACCGGTTCAGGACTGCTAGCGCGGGCTCGTAGTACGAGTCCTCCAGCTCGTCGCGCCAGGCGGAAATGGCCTCAGGGGCCGTCCAAGAGGACGGCCCCTGAGCCAGCAGATCATCCTCGGCCCCGTCCGCGGATGGCGGCGTTGGGGAGGTAGGTGATGTGCTCTGTGTCACTTGATCTCCTCAAGAGAGGCCCGGTTCAGTGCCGGGGTGCGGATGAGCGCGTTGTCCGGGAGGACGTAGCGCAGGCCCTTGACGAGGCGGGCCAGCGTGTGGGGCGCGCCGTGGGTGGCCAGCTGCGAGACGTAGGCGTCCAGCAGCGTTACGACGCGACCGGAGTCGACGCCTGGGCAGCCGTGGTTGTCGAGTAGGGCCGGGACGACGTCCCAGGCGCCCTTCGTGGCCTTCCCGACGGTGACGATGTCGGTCGGCCACAGGACGTGCGCCTCGTGGAACGGGCGGCCCTTCAGGGCGTTGAACCGGGCTCGGTCCTGGCGAACGATCCGCTTGCCGACGGACTCGAGGGCCTTGACGACCAGGACGTCAACGACGGCCACGAGGGCGGTCGCGTCAACGTCCTGGCCGTGCGCCGTCAGGCGGATGTCCGGGTTGCGGACGATGTTGCGAGGTGGGGTGGACAGTGAGGCGTCGGCGCCCTTCGACCTTGAGTAGGCCTTGGCCGCGTCCGCGGTCGGGGGAGGTGTCATGCTCATGCTCCTACAGGTGGCGTGGTCGGGGACTCCGGGTGGGCCCCGTTCTCAGAGGATACCGGCTCCTGGTCAGAAGGCAAGCGGCCCGGCGCCTGATCGTTGGCCGGCCGCCCCGGTGCGCCGCCGTTGGAGGGAAGCGACCCGCCCTGAGCGCCGGCTGCGGGGGTGAGCGAGGGGGAGGGGGCCGAGTAGTCGCCGCGGTAGACCTTGAGCAGCTCCTCGGTGATTGGGCCAAGGCCTGGGGAGGTCAGCAGGGCCGGCTGCTTAGTGGCCAGGGCGATGGCGTTCATCAGGGCCCGCTCCTCCAGGGGCTTCTCGTCGGAGTCGTCGAAGCCGGAGGCCTCACGCAGCGCCTCGTCCGAGATGGCGCCGGACTTGTGAAGGTTCAGAGCCTCCTCGGACCGGTTCGGGCGCGCCACGAGGGCGGACACGTCGTAGCCGACACTGAGGGTGCGCACCACGTCCTCGGAGAGCCCCGCGCTGAGGAGGACCGGGCGCAGGTACTGGGACGTGAGCGCCTCGCAGATGAGGGCGAGGACAGGCTCGATGTGCGTGGTAACTGTGTCCTCACGCGTCAGCCACGCCCCCCAGTGGTTCATGGCGCCGGACCCGAGGAGCAGCTCCGGCGGCGCGTCCTGAGCGAGGGCGAGGCGGCGGATCGCCTCATCGCGCAGGTCCCTCGCGCCGGAGTCCAGGGCGGAGGAGAACGTGAGGTGGCTCACCTTGTCTGCGGCCTCGTCCGGCACGGTCACGACGAGCGGCACGACCGCGGACGCGTCGTCCCGGTTCTCGATCGGGCGGAGCATCGATTCCATGAGCGCTGACACGAAGGGGTCGGGCTGGCCCGTGCCGTAGGCGTCGGCCGCGTCGGAGGCGAGCGCCGCCGAGGCCGAGGACGGCACGACCAGCAGGCCCGCACCGGCCAGGCGGGAGTCAATCTGGGCGCTGATGTGGCGGGTCAGGCCGATGAGCTCGCGCAGGATCGGCAGGCAGGCGCGGGTGGGGCTGTCAGCCTCCCAGTAGCGGGCGGGGTGCGGCCTCCAGATCCGGATCAGGTAGATCTCATCCGTGGAGACCTCTACAGGGGCAGACGCGTCGGAGCCCAGGTTCAGGCGCACGCGGCCTGCGGCGGTGGGGGTGGGGGCGGCTACGGTCGTCACCTCCGTGACGGCCAGGACCCGCCACACGAGGTCCGATAGGGCGGGGTCCGGGGACGGCGCGGTGGCGGTTGGGTCGGTGGAGTCGATACCGGGCACGAGGTGGGCCGGCACGCCCACGAGCCAGCCCTCGCCGGCCACGAACAGGTTCGTGGCCAGGCGCTGGAGCATCTGGCCTAGGTCCTGCTGGCTGGCGCCTAGGGCCGCGAGGACCGCCTCGGCGAGGGAGGCGACGGCGGCGGCGGCAGTGTCGGCGACGTCCGTCTCGTCGTCCCTCAGCGAGGAGTGCGGACCGCCGGCCGGCTTGTGCTGGACGTACAGGCGGGCCTGGGACAGGCGCCCCGATAGGGTCGAGGCGAGGAACCGCTCCTCACCCACCTCGTCGTAGGCCGCCCATGCCTCAGCCTGCCACGAGCGGGCTGAGGGGGAGCGCTGGGCCTGCTGGTGAGGTGATGCTGACGAGGCGCCCCCGCGGGCAGGTCGCGAGGCCGCGGCGGTGAGGCCCCGGGAGGGGGCCTGCACTGGGGCGGCTGGCGGAGCTTGGATGATCGTCCCCCGGCGGGCGAGGGCCCGGGAGCGGTAGCGGTCGATGGCGGTCACTTCGTGTCCTCCTGCATGGGGGCGGCGGCGGCGGCGGCGGGGGCGGCGGGGGTGGGCTGCGTGGGGGTGGGGGCTGTGGGGGCCGTGTCGAGGCGGTAGGAGACGTGACCGACCAGATACGAGGCGGCCAGGGCGGCGCAGGCTGCGCGGGCGAGCCTGCCGGGGTGGGTGGACGGCGGGAGGGCGGCCAGGGCCGCGGAGATCAGGAGCGTCGCCTGCGTCCCCACACAGTACGGGCAGTCCAGGGCGCTCACGAGGCGGTGGCGCCACGCCTGGGCAGGGGCAGCGTAGCCGAAGGGGTGAGGCGGTGCGGTGGCCCCACTGGGCAGCGGCGCCGGACGGGGGTCCTTGGCGCGGGCCCACTTCTTCAGAGGGTCGGCCAGGACCCAGCCGCCTAGGACGTCGGTCGTGGCGAACCTGGTGACGCGCAGCGCCGCGCCCGCAGCGAGGGCGGTGTCGAGGGCCAGCCGCCCGACGAGCGGAACCAGGCCTCCCCCGGCTGGGTGGGAGGCCTGAGGAAGATGCTGAGGTGACATGTATGCTCCCATACAAAAATGTTGGAGGGGTGGTATGTGCACAGATTATAGGGGGGTCTCACCCCCCTCCCACCTATCGTTTCTCCGTGACTTGGTGAAACCTCCTATGGGCTTGGGTTGGTTGGCGTGGGGGCTGCTTGGGGGTGGGGTCTGGTTTCACGTGGGGTGGGAGTGGGCGCTCGGGCTCGGGGCGCTCGGGAGAGGGAGAGAGGGAGAGAGGGCGAGGGAGAGAGGGCGAGGGAGAGAGGGCGCTCGTGAGGGGCGGAGGCTGTCGCGAGCCCTAACTGGTGTACACCGTGCACAGGCTTGGCGTGGGCAGTGTGACCTAGGTCACACTAGGGGACGCCGCAACCCCCTTCCCGCCGCGTGTATGACGGCATACACTAGAGACATGAGCACGACGACCGACACGAAGCCCAGCCCCTACAACCCGACCGAGCTAGCGAAGGCCCTCCTCGCCCTCCTCGGTCTCCTGCTCGGCCTCACCCTCGCCCTAGGCGGCTGGCAGCCCCACACGTCCGACGCGAGGCTCGGCTGGTCCACCGGCACCATTAGTGTGGTCGAGGGCACTGACGGCGACACCGGCGCCAAGCCTGCCTCCCCCAACGACTCAGGCGTCCTCCCCGCGGACCCCGGCGGGCGCCCCGTCGACCTCCCCAAGGCATATCTCGGAGACAGCTCCCGCTTCGCTCCTGGGGTCTCGCCCTGGGCCGGCCCGGTTGACGCCTAGCAATCATCCGCCGGCCGGACCTCCCGCGGGGCTTGACCCAGCATGTATGCAGGCATACACTAGAGCCATGAGCCACACCGACCACGCCCCCTCCACCGCCCCCCACCAGGCACCCACCCCCCTCCGGAAGACCACCATGACCCGCCTCGCCTCCCACCTCCTCGCCCTAACCGCCCTCCTCACCATTGTCCTAACAATCGCCCTCCCCTTGCAGGGCTGCCGGCCCGCCCCACCCCCGCCGACCACGCCCCACCACCTCTCCACCGAGGAGCCCCCCAGAATCTCCAAGGCCGACAAAGCCGCCGCCCACGTGGACGGCTGCCGCCAGCAGCCCCCCACCACCGACCCCCTCCTCGCCCGCCCCTCCTGCCGATCGGGCATGCCAGTCACCCGGGACCACATGACCCAGGCGCCTGACACCCCCCACGACAACACCTCCCACACCCCCACACCCGCCCCCATGAACGAGGTCCCACCAGCCTGGTCCGGCCACTGGGGCGCAGCCGCCCACAGCCCCCACCACCACTCCCAGGCCTAACCGCCTCCCCGCGCGATAGCACACACCACCCAGCCGCCCAGACCACTTGACCCAGCATGTATGCACGCATACACTAAAGCCATGACCTCAACGACCCGCACCCCCACCCAGACCACCCCCACCAGCAAGGACCGCACCATGAACCCCCACCGCCGCCCCCTGATCCGCCCCCTCCTCACCGGCACCGCCTACTTCCTCGGCCTTCTCCTCCTGACCGCCCTCTGGACGGTCTACGGCCCCTCCTACGACGCCCAGGCCGCCACCCTCCCCACCGACGCCACCTCCTCCCAGGCAGCCCCCAGCGAGCCCTGCCCAGCCGGCGAGGCTACCGGCGGCACCTGCGGCACCGAGGGGGCCCTCAACCCCCCATCAGACGCCTCCACTGACTCCCCCACCCCGTCCGACACACCCCAGGCCCCCACACAGAGGCGCTGCAAAGGCTGCCGCCTGAGCCAGGAGGAGCACGACGCGCGGCAGGCGGACAAGCAGGCCGCCCACGACCGGGCTGAGGCCCGCAAACAGCGCGGCGCCGAGCGCAGGGCCGCGGCGGAGCGCAAGCGCGAGGAGCGGGCCGCCCGCAAGTCCTCCAAGTCCTCCCCCGCGAAGTCCTCCAGCTCCCGCGCCTCCAAAGCCTCTGAGAGCTCCTCTGACGGCTCCTCAGCCTCCTCCCCTACCGGCACCACCTCCACCGACTCCGAGGCCGCTCAGAACGCTGCTGAGGCCTCCAGCGACGGCGTCTCCTCCGACGACACCCCGGACTCCGAGGGTTCCCCCGCAGCCTCCGCCCCCTACACGCCCCTCGAGATCCCCGAGGCGTCCCGCCGCCCCGCGCCGTACGACGCCGGCAAGGACCCCTTCGAGGTGCGACGAGAGGCCGCCCGCCAGGCCGCCGACGCGGTGAACTCCTCCGCCTCCCACAGCACCTCTCCCGACCAGGTCAAGGCCCCCGCCCCGACCTCGACCAGCTCCACCGGCTACTGGGCCGAGCAGATGCCGACCTGGGCCCTCGCCCTCATCGGCTTCCTCGCCGCCGCGGGCATCTTCACCTACAAAGTCTCACGTCCTCGAAGCTACGGCGACCGACGCAGCTGACCGAGCGTCTGCTGGCGTAGCAGGCACCCGAACCCCTAGGACCGTCCAGGACGCCAGTCCTGGCTCACGGTCCTCAGGGTTCCCGCCCTGCACAGCCAGCACCGCTTCCACGCTTTTCCACACCGAGGCCTGGAGCCCTAGCGGAAGGCCGAGCTGTGGAATTGCTTGGAAGTGGTAGAGCGTAGGGAAGCAAGGAGGGAGCCGGCCCATTCACTCGCCTTCCTGACCGGGTGAGCGTAGCGAACCTGGGAAGGCGGGGGAGATGAGGATCTACGAGCGAAGCGAGTCAGATACTCAGATGCGCCGAGCGAGCAGGTGAGAGCGAGCCGAGGGGCGAAGCCCCTCAGGCGAGGTCTCGGAGACGGGCCGGAGACGGGCCGGAACCGGATACTCACCTCCCCTCACCTCCCCTCACCTCCCCTCACCTCCAAACTGAGACCCCAAT